GGATTATCCCATGTCTGAGACACAAGCTCGCTGTGGAAACTCAGATAGGTTCCATCACTGGAACGCAGCGCATTCATCACTGGAATCCTGTGTTCTGGTTCAATACGATTGATAACATTGTTAATCCTGATAGATAGACTGTTCATGGGGTATCCTTTTTCGTTGACATGGGAGTAGTGTATCACGGATGGCTATTTACAGTCAAAACTACTACTTTAAATTTTGGAAAGTTGTGTAAATACAACAGACAAGGAGGAAATAACGCACCAAAAATAATGAATTTCAATCATTCTTCGTTGTAGAAAAAGGGGCAAGTATGATTGATCCATTTACCGCATTTTCCGTTGCTAGTGCCGCATTCAACGGAATAAAAAAGGCAGTTGAAATAGGCAGAGAGGTACAGGACGTATATTCTCAATTGAGTCAATGGGCTGGTGCGATATCTGATTTACAGGAATCTATATCACAAATTGAAAATAGAAAACCTGGACTATTTGAGAAGATAGGATTCAGTAAGAACGAAACAGCGGAGGCATTCGACACATTTATAGCCAAACAAAAAATAATAGAAATGGAAAAAGAAATACATCATATGTTTACGTATGGTGAACTACAGCATTTAGGATCAGATGGTTATAAAGAATTTATTCAAATGCGTAGAAGCATAAAGGCTAAACGAGAAAAAATGATATATGAACAAATGCGTAGAAGACAGGAATTTGCTAGAAAAGTAAAAGATTACACATTAGCATTATTGTTACTAATACCTTCTACTATTTTAATATATCATATCATCAGTATTATTTACACAGCAGGAGTAAGTGCAGGCAAATGGTAATTTAAGGAGTTTTGCGATATGATTAAAATTACTAAATATATAGTGTTATTTGTAGGTGTACTTGTTTTGTCTGGATGTCAGGAGCGTTATAGATATCCATGTCAGGATCCAGCAAGACATCATGAATACCAATGTAAACCAGAAATTTGTGAGGAAACTAGAACATGTCCGAAGATACCATAGATATTGTAGAAACTGAAAAAACATCAAAAATACGATTAACCATCGAAGAGTTGAATGCTCGCGTGAAAGCGTCAATAGTTATATGTTTAGCATTAACATTAATGGGTATCGTATTTGTTGTACTGTACAGCATAATATTTGTAACTCAGCCATTAGATGCTATTAGTCCAATTGATGCTAAATTTTTTGAATTAATAATTCCAATTGCTACCTTTTTAACTGGCACATTGTCTGGATATATTCTATCCGGGGGCAAAGACGATAAAAAGGATTGTAAGGGATCCAAAGATTAAATAGAATTTTCGTAGTTTCGCAGCAACGTTTTTATATCTCCATCCATTAATATAAGCGTTGCTGTGTACTCATCATCGAATGTATATAATTTGCCCTGGGCAGGCATCAAAAAATAGAAACTAGGATAATATCGTTCCAATTGAAGTAATAATTTATTTGTTACTAACCCATCTATATTAAAACAGAAAGATTTTAATTTACAGTCTTTTGTTAAAAAAGAAAAACCATTAAGAGTTAGCCGTAAACTATCATTATTGGAATTATTGAACCAAATAATATTTTTAAATTTTATCAGCGGCAGTCCAGATTGAGCCGCGAATATTTTATTCAATTCAGTTTGGGTATACTTTTTCACCTTGCTTCAACAGTATAACTTCAAACTGATTTGTCTTAAATAAGACGTTTAATTTCTTTGCTAAATTAATAGCATGACCTTTATTTGAAAAGGCAACTTTTTTGTATTTTGGACCAGGATAATTTACCAGCATATTGCTGGATTTAAGATTGAATGGTTGTCCATTATAAAACACAGCCCAAATGCCATCACTACTTAGTATCTGTTCGGTTTTATAATTACTTTTGTTTACATATTCAGTTAATATGTTGGGCTTGGGTCTACTCATTTACACACCTCTAACTTGATAAATTCAATAATATACTAATATATTTATCAAATACAGAGGTAATATCCCTATTTGAATCCGCCGCCCGACATTACAACTTGAATTACTTTATTTGGATCTTCTTGATTAGTAGCAGGCTTAGACGATAATCGTGCTATCATTGATAGTAATTCAAAAATATCTGCCTGTAGACCACGTGCTTCTTGTGCGGAAAGTGTTAAATCTCGTGAACCAGACTGGTTCATTATTTTAAGTTTATCATTAAACTTTTTGATATGTAGAGTTAAATTATGCTCCACTGGATAATACCGCTTCCGCTTCTACTTTTGATTTGAATGGACCTAATGATTGATAACGATTTACCATGATAAGTTTAGGACAAAACATTATCTGCCATTCATTTTGAAATTTGATTGCGAAATACCCAGCACAATAGTGGCATTTACTGTTTTTCTTTTTAGTATATGCAGCAAACTTTTTCCTTACATTCCATATGATATTATATGGTTTGCCGGATACTGGGTAATCGGTGATTAGATTTGAAGTGTTAGACTTTTTGCTATTTTTACGATCAAAGATGATATTATTTTCATCTCCTAACGTTGTAATACTGGCATAACGCTTTCGTTCTTGGTCTTTAACCAAAGAAAATCCACCAGCATCAATTGCTTGAATTGTGCCAATTTTTTGTCCATTGGATTCAAGAATCCAATATTTGTTTGATAATACTGATTTTGCTATAGTTTTACTCATTTGATGGATATGGGTTAGATAAAATATCGGCAATTGTATTAGACATCTCGCTTAGACGATTTAGTTCATACTTACCGCAAAACTTAAGAAACTCAATACCTACCATTGGTTTACTCTTGGGCACTGAGCCTGTGATAATAGTTTCTGTAATCCACTCTTTAACGTGGGCAGGTTGAGCCTTGAGATCAATTAGTGTTCGGTTGCGTTCGTAGTCATCTAGGACACGATGTTCGGTGCTATTGTGGTCAGTCCAACGCTGTAGCATTAGATTATTCCAGTTGAAGCCGCGAGTTTTACGATCTTCAAATGCTTCAATCAAACCTACTTTGTTCTTTGAGCCTTTAACACGAACGCCTGGGTAAGCACTGAATACATTATCAGAACTATCACCACGAATACACTTTTCAAAAAGTAGCCACTCTGGATCAGGAATAGTTTTTGGCTCTTTAGTCTTCTTGTCTATTACCTGCTTGTTCTTCTTATCAAAGATGCCATTAATGGTGTGTAGTTCTTCTGTAATACCATTGTACTGAGATACGTTTGACGCAAGTAGTTGATAGAAATCAGTATCACTACTAACGATGATATGTTCATCATTAGGATGATGTTGAATCCAACCACTGATTAGATCATCTGCCTCAAGATTATTGTGTTTAAGAACGGTACAATTGGTCTTTTCAATGAGAAAAGTCTTGAGTTTTTCAAAAGTTTCCCAGAAAAGTTTGTCTTCTTCTAGTTCACTTTCTGTAAGTGCGGCTTTTGCTACGGTACGATTTTTCTTGTACGGTTCATAGAAGTCTTTACGCCAACTACGACCTTCAAGGCAAAATACAACATGTTTTGCGCCAAAATCACGGTATGCTTTATTGACGCTTGCTAGCGTTACGTGGATGGAAAATCCCAGCTTGTCCCATGTATCACTTTGCCGACTGGCGGTATGACGAGCACGGAAAAAGGTGTTTGCGGTGTCTACGATTAGATATTTTGTCATTTTAAATGGATGTTTTATGTGATGGCATCAGGTAATTAATTTACTAAGATCGCCTTTTGATTTTTCGTTTTCATTTTTTTTCTTCCGGGCGTTGAATAGTCCTTAGACACATGAGTTTTGTAAGTATGGCAATTAGCACATAATGTTTGGCAATTTTCTTCTCTGTTATCGTATGGATCACCATTAATGTGATCAACCTGCAATTGAGCAGAAATTTTAATAGGATAGTTACAAATATACCCTAAGCGTCCATCAATATTTTCACAATAATTTTTTCTATGTTTTCTATATGAATGCTTTGAATTCATATAATCAATGTATGAGGCAAAGCCTGCCTCTTTCGCTCTTAATTCATTCATTGAACTTACGCGATCAGCGTGTGAGGCAAAGCCTTCTCTTATCGCATTCGCATTCAACTGATCGGCGTATGAGGCAAAGCCTGCCTTTTTCGCCCTTACATTCAAATACTCATAGGGTGAGGCACAGCCCGCATTTTTGGCCACTACCTCTTCAATAGAATTTAGACCATGCTTTTCTGCGACTTTTTTGCCATGATGTTTAGCACATAGAGATCGAAAAAGAGGTGTACCATCTTTACGATATGTTCCCATATGTTGCCTAGCATTATTACACTCGGGGTTAACACATTTCGGACGATCACCGATGGGAATAAAAATTTTATATGTGCCTTCAGATGATTTTTTCATGATGCTATTACACTGATTGCTTGTTAAACACCGTGAACTGTATCATGACTTCATTTTTTTGTCAAGCGATTACGAAATTTCTGTTCTGCCTGATCCTATGTCTTTTTTCTGAACACCTGACACTGGTCTAGGATTGTTGGCTTCGTATTGTTCAAATGTTTCTAGTACGACATTCCTACATACATCCTGAAACCATTGATCCACAATTTGTGAATCGTCATTGCCTTTATACCCAGCACGGATCAATTTAGCAACAAAAAATTCGTTCCAATCTAATTCAAAAGCGCCATTACCGATATTATTAGGATCTAAATCCACATTTACAATACTAACATAAGGTTCGCCTTTTTCAGTGGCAATTTCTTTTGCGGTTTTCTTAACAATTGGTTTAGATTCCGTTGGCTTCTTAACACGTTTCTTTTTCTCTTTTACTGATTCAGAAACAGGTTCTACAACAGTTTCAATATTAGATATCTGTTGAACACCTTGTTCTGGTTGTTTTTGAGAAAGTAAATTTTTGATTATATTGAGCATTTTAGTACTTTAATGTTTTAGTGACCATATGATAAATTCATGTTTATCAATATAAAATTTTTCAATAGTGAATGATCCAGGCGGGGAACCTGGACCAATCATTCTTGTACCTTTGTAGCAATGTGTTAGCCACAGCCTCTTTTCTGTTAGAAAACATTTTCTTGGTAATATACAAAAATGTAAATGCCAATCTTTTACATATTTTAAATATGGAGTTATAAAATCAATATAATCCAAAGCGGCTGGACCTAACATAGACGGAAACTTTCATTGATTGCTTCTATTTATTTTTGAAACAATTTTGTATAAAAATTTCTGAAACCAAACTGTACTAATAATATATACAAAACTTAATATTGATAATGGAATAAATAGATATACTAAGTTATTGAACATACTAAATTGTTTTTCCCAAATCAATATAAATTAATCTGTCTAGCAAATCTTCGTAATTCTTGCCCAGTCTTCTTGCCTGCCAGATGTCTGTAAGCAATTGGATATGTTCAAATGTTTTATCTAGGCCGCGATCTTTTACTGCTTCGATTAAAATATCATCGTCTATATCATCTACGTCAATATCTATAGTAATTTTTCTACTCATAGTGTGCCTTAGTATTAATTATATTAAAACATTTATCTACCGATATTATCAATAAATATGATTTTTTCTACAGTTTTAGATACTTCTTCCTCTTCGTGAACGATATAAAGCACATTGTCGAATTCATCTATCTTTTTATTGTATCGTCTTGATGATAGAACATAACCGCCATTGGCATTGTGAACTGTAATAGTTAGTGGATATCTGGTATGTAGTGAGTTGACATCTTCTGCTACCGAAACTTCTAAGTTTCCCTTTAAGGCTCTACCAGACAACTTATTTGCCCCACTCCTACTGAACAGATTTCTTATCTTACTTAACATTGATATTATCCTAGAATTCGTTGCTTTTCGAACTTTTTATATTGATCTGACTTGTATAAATCACGCTCATCAAACTTAAGCATGTTTTCTTTACAGAATTCTCTATACGCATCAAGATCATTAAAGATTCTAGTTACTTCAGGCTTCATTGTTAGATGCTTTTCGATGTACTTTGGCACTGCCATGATAAATTTTCCTTTTAGATTTTAAGTAACATACTAGGTGTTCTCGTTTCATACTTTGCGAGAATACCCATATTTGAGTTGTTTAATTCTATCCAAATGTTTTTGTCTGGATAAAAAGTTGCTAATCTTTCATAGATATCATCCACTAATAGATGATAATTACTAGTATTTAACGACGAATCATCCTCTGGATATAAATTCATAATAGAAGGAATAACTTCATTCATATTTGTTGTTTGATTATTCCAAGTAGAACAATCAATCCACACTTTAAAAGATAGTTCTTCGCCATTGACATTTCGAACAAATTTTGCCCAGAATTTTTTGTCTGAATGTTTAATAATTCTCTGTCGTTGCTCAGAAAGCATTTGATCACGCTGTAACATATAGTCCCTTCACTTCTTCAAGTTCTTTCATATTGTGATTAACGATATTGTCTTTGAACAATAGCAAGAACAACAATGCTGAATTTTTTTGAGAAAAATCTAAATGTAATCTCATACCACCATTTCTTTGTTGTACCGAAACCTTGCTATTTTGAAATTGTATCGTGGTTATTTTCTTCGTGGAATCATAATTTATCTCTGCCTCCTGCATACGTGCCCACTCTATGACTTCATCAGTGAGTTTATCTATATCTATTGTTATAGGAAATAGTCTCATGAGTTTGCTTTTATATCTTGCCATCCACTTTTCAGTGTTAATCCGTAGTCGTTAGTGCCCTGTATTGGCACATAATCGTCCTTGAAAAGCAATGGTATATTTTTGAAGGGATTATAATTTACTTCGTGATGAACTCTGCCAAATTTCCAGGTCAGTTTACTAACGTCTGGATGCATATCAACCTGCATTTGACTTTTAGCATTAGTGCCTTCTTTGGCGTAAAATTCAGCAGTATTACCGCCACCTAATTTCTGAGTACGCATTTTATCTTGTAAGAAAGCATTAAACTGTACGGTTGCCCAACCTGCTTTAAGCATTCTTAAACTTATATCAGTGTCTTCATTATATCGACCACGCCATCTGAATGGAGTATCATTACGAATTAAGTTACAACTATAAATTCTGGTATTCGCAACAAAGGGTGGAATCTTGGAGTTTTGTGGAGCAAAAGCACGATATTGTGGACCCGCCATACCGATATTTTTATATCTGAGTACGAAGTCTTCCATGATCCTAAAACAAGTACCATCACCAAATCTGATTTTCTTATTATCAGTCAATCGTAAAAATTCAGCAATGTTATCATCACTAATCCAATGCCAATCATGGCCAGTAGAAATACTATGATCCCACGCGAAGTTTCTGGCAGGGCCTGGCCCAGTTGATTTAGTCAATCCTAGATTATCAAAGCAATCATAATTGCGTTTATACGACATATCTAATTCTAATATCGTAGAAAATGACTTTTGTCCTGTATCTTTTTCCCAATTTCTTATTGACTTGTAATACAATTCACATTCTTGCGGCTCTACAACTAAGTAATGAGGTACTTTCATGAGATCCAATATTTTACTAGTCAATCTCATATTATTTTCAAATCTACCTTTTGTTGGAATATAGTATGGAAATTTTGGATTCATATTACATCTTTGTATGTTCTGTATCTTTTTATTTCACGCACGACATTAAAACTGACATTATAATCATCTGCTATTTCTTTCATCAAGCGTGAGTCATTTCTTATTGACCTTACATCATTCTCTGACAGCGTTCGTTCTTTATATTTGTGATTACGTTTTTTATTATACATATCACGCACATTGTCTAAATGAGTTCCTAAAAATAAATGTTCTGGATTTACACACAGTCTGTTGTCGCATTTATGACACACATAAAAATTATCAAGGATCATTCCAGACATTTCAGCGGAAAGTCTATGTGCTTTTACAGATTTTCCATTATATGAAAAAGCACCATATCCAGTAGCATATCTTCCAGCAGTCCATTCCCAGCAACCATTAGATGTGTTTTTGTTTACTTTTTCCCAAAATCTTTGTTCTAAGTTTATTGATTTACGGCCAGCCATTTTGTTTTATAGTAATTGAGGATTACTCATTCTTCAATCCAGAATAGATCACTTACGTTGTTTTGCTCTCGTTTAGGAAACCAAATACTTTTTGTTTTCTTAGTCAATGATTGACCAACTAGTTCCTCAAACCTTTTGACTGCGGCCTCATCTTCAAAGTTAATCAATAGTTGACGATATGCTCCATTGTCAGGCTGATTGTATGATGGCATATTTTGCCAGTGTTCGTCATAGAACTCTTGTGGCCACTCGATAACTTCTTCGTCAGTTGTATTCATTATTGCTTCTGTACTGGTAGTAGATATTCGTATTCGGTAAGTCCGCTATCAAGTGTAATACGCATAACACCCGCATCACTGATATACACATGTTTATCACCTGTTAGGTCCATAATTGCTAGAAATTGCTTTACAGGCCAGTGAAAAGATTTAGACAGTGAGCCAGATACACCTGCTTGAAAAACGAACTTGCCAGCATGTGTTGATGGATTACCAAACGACATTGCTATAGAGTTATTTTCATATAGTACGTTGAAATTTGGCTCATCACTATGTACGTTAGATTGCTTTTTGAGCCTGGTAATACCCGCAACAGTAGGCTTAAAATTCAAATGCCAGGTAGCACCCTTGAAAATAACGTTTTTGATTTTTTGCTCAACCAATGTCTTACTCATTAGACGATAGTCATTGGCAAAATCGCCATCCTTATTTTCAAAGTGAATTACCGCTGGATGATCTTCGCCATCCTTGGTTTCTTTAAGTACATTGATCTTGGCATCAGAGTTATATTCATCGTCGAAACTAAGAATAGTTCGTAGTTTTTCAAGTGAAGGCATGCCAAAAACACCCTTAAAGGCTGGAATAGATGTCTTCATCCTAGCATTTAAGATGACTGTTTTGTTTTCGGTAACAGCAGAAATCGTAGTTTCTATGTCTGTGCCAGTTACTTTGATTAGTTCAATATTGCCGATAGGCAACGTATGATGGATGATGTCGTTTAGTATGTCCTTCATTGATTTTCCTGTATTGTTTATGGATAGTTTAATGTCTTGATGTTTCAAAGTCAAGATAATTGTTTACAAAGTTTATTCAAAAACGAAAAGATCACTAAGAACTTCGTCAACTGCGGTAAGTTCACGTAAATTCCAGTTTAGTACGGATAGTAAGTTATCAATCTTTTCGTCAACCAGAGTTGTTTCCATGCTTGCGTCATCAAATGGCAAAGATAGGAACCATTCTGGCAATCGTAGTTCATCGGTTGGATATGCGATACTAGTAAAGTTGTGTGGGTTTGATTTTAGTTTACAAATAACAACACGCATACCATCAACGATCTGCATACTGTAATTATCATTGTTTATCTGTCTTAGATAATTCCAGTTCAGGCTAGCCCGGACATGTCCGGGCATATTGGTATCACCATCATCTTCGTCACTGACAAAGATTGACTTGTCCATTTTTTTGGCATTTGATTTTGCTTTGTTAGCATATAGTGTTAGATTGTTGACGGATTTCGGACTGCCCTTCATCCAACTGCTCATTTCTGATAGTTCTTTTTTGAATGTTTTTATCTTTTCAATAATGAATTCTTTTTCTTTACCTGCTAGAACTTCCTCTAACACTTCCATGAGAAATACTTGAACAAATTTTGGAGTATCACTGCGTTTGAGATCAAGTCCCATGGCCTTGATTTTACCACGTTTACCATTAACATCTAATCTTTTGCCTTCTTTATCATAGATGTTTACAGCATAGCGTTTCTTCGTGATGAATAGAGCACGATCACCTACTAACTCTCGGCCTGCCTTAATAATTTCACCGTTCTTTGTTGGACAATGAAATGCTTGCTTCATAAATTGTGGGAAACTGGCGTTTGTGTCGTTGGCAAGATCATCGTAAATTTCAATGGCTCGTTCCTTTGACCAATCTAGGGCATCAATTGCGTTACGTTCTTTGATAATAGGCCAAATGCTGTAATAAATGGAGTCGGTATTATGAACCAATATATCATTGGCAAAAAAATAAGGATCAGCATCCTCTATGCTAAGATCGTATACGTAATCATCTACTTCTCCTAAACACTCTACTGAATTTACTTTTGTCCATTCTGCATCCATTGTACTACCCTTTCTATTGTTTCAATTTTGTTTTTTCTAAATTCATTTTCCCATATAACCATTACTCTAAATCCGTGATTTATTGCCGTTTGTATTTTCTTTTTGTCTTTTTCCCACACATCTTTTGCCAACATATTGCCTATAATTTTTCTGTCTTCTTTGTATATAGAAGGATTACAGTGCCAATAATCTCCATTGAATTCTATTATACAGTTTTTGTGTTTTATATCAAATATAACGTATGAATTTAATTCGTGACACCATTTTCCATAAGGTTTATTAAATGTAGTATGCTCTAGACGACCAACTTTTTCTTCTAACATTGTTGTGAATTCTTTTTCTAAGTTTGAACCTAAATTTTCTTTTGATTCTTTTCTAGATAAAATCACTTCAACGGCTTCGTCTAGCGTAATTTGAAGTTTGTTAGCGATTGCTATTGCCGAATTAGAGGTTCCTTTTTGTTTGTTATACTCTAAATATTTTATTGATCCAAGATCTTGGCCATACTTTTCAATAAAATACTCTTTAGTATTACTGTATGCCTGTTTATCACAATATTCATGCCATTTTCTCAAGCCTTCTTTTTCGCCGTATCTTTCAATACATTTTTTTAAAGTAATAGATCTGCTAGCATTATATTCTAAAAATTGTTTCTCAGACCATCCATATTTTTCTTTTTTATATTCATATGTATTAGAGTATGCTTGCTTTTCGCAATATGATTTCCAACGTGCTTCTCCCTCGATCTGTCCATACTTTTTAACCATATTTTCGTATGTTAAAGTTGTTTTTTTTGCTAAACTAGGATCAACTAACATAGCATTTGGATATTTTTTTAGATATTCGTCACACGTCTTAATTTTGCCAGAACATTTATATCTTAGATGTGTCCATTGAATTCTGTTAACTTCTTTGCTACATTCTAAACATTTAATCATATGCTGATACTCCTATCAGCATATATTTATTATTATTTTGGAGAAAACGTTATTATTAAATCATTTTCTTTGATTTCATTGGGTTTGACTTCGGTCAAAAACCCATCTCTGTCTACGATTAAACTATGATCTTCTGTTACTGTTACTTGCTTTCCATTTTTGGTAGTTATACGATAAAGTTTCTTTTTTGTTTTATGCCGCATAACATAACTGATTGAATAAGCATTGGGTTCCATTTGTTCAGCACTAAATCCAAGAACTTTAGTTTCGTTCCAAACTCCGTATTCTTTCTCGCCTACTTTTGAATGTTCTAGGCAATTCGCATATAAACTAGCAATAGTCATATCACCATCAGATGTTCTTATAATAGAATCTCCCGTAACACTGTCGCCATAAATTACTGCTTTGCCCGTTAAATCATACTCGCCCGTTACAAGTTCGTTTAACTTAGAACCCATATGTTTTACGATTTGTCTACCGGATAGTGTAACGCTCTGGCCTATACGCAAATCATAGAACCTACAATGCTTGTTAAGCAGGGCTCCGTATGCTGAATTAAGCAAAATTTTACGCACTAATTGACGTTTGTCCAGAAATTCTTGTTCTTCTTTGGTTTTTGCTTGCTTTAGTTTTGCTTGAACTTGTTTCCGTTCACTGTACCATCTGGTAAGTAGGCCCGGGATAACGCCTTCTTGTCCATAGGTGAATATAGTGCCATTAGCACTTAGCATCCATGGCTGATTGCTATCGTAGATCATATGCCAAATTTCAGCAGCACTGTATGTATCACTGACGCCACGCTCCCAATCTATAGTGATTAGAGTATCGCGTTCTTGGTTCATAACGGCGGTGTATTCAAGAGAGCCAAATAAGCCTTCCCATAGAATTGGACCTGTGATATCCTTAGCAGTTTTGTTTCTTTTTTCTCGTGCTAATCTGGTCTTCTTATCTTCAATATATTGTTCTGTTAAGGTTTGTCTGAGTTGTCCAACGATTGTTTCTGGTGCCATGTTAATAGCGCGGATAACTGACGGGTATAGACTGTTGATGTCGCACGCCGCGACCCACTCGTGCATACCCCTTTTGGGCGTAGCAACAAAGGCACCGGCGGCAGTGATATCTTCTTCGTCATCATCTTCTTCATAAATTTCATCCTTAAGGTCAATTGTTTTGTTTTGAACGATTAGATTTCTATGATGGGCTTCATTAATAACAGCCTGCTCAATCATGGCCACGCTACCCATAACTGTTTTTAGCAGTACGGTATTTTCGTGAGCAAGTTGATTTGCCAGATCCAAGAATTTTAACTTGGCATGAATTTTGTATACTAGTAGTGTGTCTTGGCGGTTATATTCAATGAATTTTCGCCAGTCACGATTGAACAATTGATCTAGTGTGCCTTCGTATTGAGTTTTGTTTTCTCCTACTTCCATTTCACCGATGTAGTCAAGTTTATAACTATGTCGTTGCTCGTAGTTATACTTCTTGTACAGTTGTAGATAGTCCATATGAACACGACCAACTAGTTCATATGTAGTTTCTGTTTTGCCAAACTTGTTGATAATTTTTTGTCTGGGATGTTGATCAAATAAGCAAAATCTACGGGTATCGTTCTTGCTCATGACCCTGGTTACTCTATTAACCATATAAGGTATATCGTAACTCTCACTGTTCCAGCCAGTAAGCACATCAGCATCATCAATTAAGGCAAAGAAAGTCTCAAACATATCCACCTCATTGTCGAAGATGAATACATTATCAAAATCTTTTACCAATTCTTTTGCTGTATCAGCATCAATATGTGCGGGAGGAATACACAATGTAACTAACTGTTCCAGCCAATCTAGATATAAGGTGATAGCCGTGACATCATTGAATGGATCTGTAGTAGGCGCAAATCCAGGGCCGAGTTTTAGATACTTACATGTGTACACGCTATCCCAACGAAGATTGTCTGGATCGTATACTTCACAATCATCCTTATTAAGAAGATGACTGAGTTCATGTACCGTTATTTTTGATGTCGTGCGCTTACTCTTTGAACGAGTTTCTACGATATGCGAGTTTGGATACGCATATGGCTGCATATTGACTTCAATGTCGAAGAACACTGTATGTAGTTTAGGTGCTGGACGATCTAGATAATTATCTGCTAGACATCTGAAAACTGGATTAACATCACTCTCAAACAATCGCTTATTTGATAGAATACGTTTTTCTTTTTGAAATTCACTTAACTTTCTGGTGTTGAATTTACTCAGGGCATCACCGTAAACACTACGATACTTGCCCTTGGGATCTTCCCAATATAAAACATAGTTCGTAGGATAATCCACATAGCGACGAACTCCACTATCGTCACGCTCAACTACGTGAATTATGTCCTTGTCTCGCTCAAGGACAGCATCTACATAACTCATTACAGAGTTCGCCCTACTGTTTCTAGAATGGTATTTAGTTCTTCCATATCACGGTTTACTTCGGTCAACTTACTCTTATTTGCGACTTTGATAGCCTTCTTTAGAATAGATGGTTTGATCTCAAGTTCTTCTGCGATGGCTTTTACGGTCTCGTTAAGGCCAGCGTTTAGATCTTCTACTTCTTGAAGAACTTTGATTCCCTCGTTGATTAATTGGCTAAGTTTGATTTTGGCTTCATGATTAAATGTTCGATTGTAGTCACTCATGTGAACAGAACTCCTGATGTTAGATGGTTTGTGTATTGTACGCTGAAGTTGATCAATCAATCAACGATTTTGGAAAAATGCCCCATTTTGAATAGAATGAGTAGCGAATTCATTGTACTATTGAGGTATGGGGCGACCTACTCGGTCCTAAGGCCAAGACTGTTAACCGATGATTAAGTATGTTAGATAATTAACATCGCTTTGATTTTCTAAATCATCAGTATATTCAATTTTTTCTAAGACAAATTCTTTGCCTAGATTTTCTGTAGTATTTATAGTTTCTTCTGAGGTTGGAACAATATTAGATTCGTTCATTCAGTGTAGCCTTTAACATCCAACTATGTTTTTTATGGGCATCAATTCTATTCGCTAGGAAGTCACTTAATCCCACTTCGCCCTCACGTTCCGAAAGATCATATACCATTTTAAAGATTTTAACGCACTTTTCACTATCTGAGAGTAGATCACTGATCATATCAAGGGCGGGTGGAACAATCAGTTCATCTTCTATTTGTGATAGCATACTAAGTCTTGTATAACTGCCAGGAGTATAACTTCCTAACTTTCTGATATTTTCAGCGAATGGATCTATGCTTTCAAAAACTTCTTCGTAAATTTTTCCGAATAGTTTGTGATACTGAGAAAAGTCATTTCCTTCAACATTCCAATGGTAAAAATGCGCTTTCAAATAGAAACTAAATTCAGTACTGAATGCTATTTTCATTGCTTTAATTAACTCTTCCATTATTTACTCCGTGATTTTTTATTTATTCTTTGACTTTTAGATAGTGAGCCAACTGGACTTACGGGATTATCTACACCTATCGTTGCTGCTGATCCACTGTAACCTGCTTGATTTAACTCTTCTTCAGTGAGTGGTATACCAAATGCTCTAAATGCGTCTAATTTAGTGGAAGATGCGGAATCACCTGTAAGATACCAGCCACGAACATCACGGCGCATATTGAATTCGTTGATCAAGATTTTTTTATCTGTACCAACTACGTTGAAGTATAGATTTTCATTGGTCTTTGATTTACCCCAATTACTTGCGCCACGTTTACGGCATTTGACTAGAGCGCCACTGGCATACGCACTTGGCCATACCTTATAACGACTCTTGACTTTATAGTAGCAGGCATCCTTTTTCTCGGTCAACATATCAATATTGAACATAGGACCGCTACAGTGAGGACATGCTTCTTCTCTTAATGGAGAATTACTAACAAGTTTGTTTATTACTCGTAGTGTATTTGGACCTATTTTTCCATCTGGGTCTAGACCATTTTGACGCTGAAACTCTTTAATGGAATCAACATCAGTTAAGCCTAGTTTTTGTATATTTTGCCGTTGAGTAGTTTGTTTTCTAATATTGTAGTCGGTATTACTACGATCACCTCTTGTTGCGCCAGATAGATAATTGTAGTATTCTCCTACTTTCATATCACGAAAATGTGGGTTACCTGCAAGTAATTGCTTTCTTTTTGCTTCTACTTTCGCTGGATTTCTGGAATCGTTTGGATTACGACTTTTCCAAGCGTCCATAAGAGTATCAATAACTGCTTTGTTGGGATCATTGCGTACACCGTCATATATATCTACCGCACCACGACCTCCTACGGCGTGTGCCATATATAAATTTACTTTGTCTGGCACGATGCCATTATTTTTTAGGACACTGGCATTTTCATTTGTTAATTCTTGTAGTAATCTATTTTGAGTTGCTTGATCAAATTTTGTAGTTTTTGGATCAATGCCTGCTTTTCTAGCAAGATTTGCTAGTGTGCTTCCGACAAACTGATATGCGCCTACTGCGTTAGCATTGCTGTGATTATCAGATCTATACTTTTGAAAACGCATTACTTCATCAACGGACATGTCTGATAGTTTTTTAGCGCCGCCTAGATTTTCTTTACTCCATTGTTCGGCAGTGAGTAATGGTGCACCGACGTTTGGCCCCTTATTCGCTTTTACTATATTAACAATTTGGCCATTTTGTACAACATCGCCAAATGCTATATCTGGATTTTTTTGAGATTCCGCTTTACCGATAGCGTCTACTATTTCTTCAGGTGGCGGTAGGGGCATACGTTGAATAACTCCAGTACTGCCCGTATCGGGTCTGGATAAATCAGCCTCACCAGCATATCTAAGTTGTTCGGGTGTTAAATTTGATCTTAATTCCTGTTGTTGAGCTGGCTCTTGTTGTACCCGAGCATTTTGTGAAGCCCTATTTGGCGCGGATTGTGATGGCGGTTTAATGGGTTCACTGATTGAAGGTTGTGATTGTGCTTGATCTTCAGCATCACGTTGAGCCTGGCTCATTTGTTGTCGTGGTTCAACTTTGATGGCGGATGCAGAGGTAGTACTTCCTGTAAATGGTGGAAGATTAAGAGTTGCTCCAGCAAATATTTTATTAGGATCTTTAATTTGCGGATTTAATCGCATTAACTCAGCAACAGTGACACCATTTTGTCTAGCAATTGTACTTAATGTATCACCACGTTCTATGGTCATTGAGTTTGGTATAGCAGGTTCACTGATTGAAAGTTGTGATTGAGATTGATCTTCAGCATCACGTTGAGCCTGACTCATTTGTTGATTTATTTTTGGTGTTTCTGGTCTTTGTGTAAAAGATGGTGTGGTGCCCATATCAACCGCTGATTGTGATGGTCTTGATTGTGCCGGAGTTGATGGCCCACCTGGCAATGATGGTAATGGTAAATCTCCCATAGCAGGTGAAGAAGTACGATCATCATCAGCGCCGCCACCACTTAATGCGCTTGACGTGTCAGTTGATACACCAGTAGTTGGTGCTGATCTGACCGTTCCACTAGCAGTTGTTCCAGGTGGTCTGGCAATACTTGCTTCTGCTTTTTTAATTAATTCTTGATTTGTTACTTGTATACCGCCTGGATGATACCATTTGCCATCACGCTTTGTTAAATTTCCACCCAAACGCGATAAGCCTTGATCAATGATTCCAAGATTTGCTTGTTGGCTCGGTGTTTCTGGCTGTCGGCCAAGATCTCTGGCAGTTGGCTCTGGTTGATAATATTGACCAGTTCCGGCACGAGGCATTGCGCCGCGCCTAGGTTCAGTTGCTTTTCTTTGAACTGAAGTTGATGCTGGTGTGACAGTAGTTGTAGGTGCTGCTGATTGTGTCCTACCGCCGGACTGTGCTGCTCTGTATTTTGCCCATTCCTCTGGTGGAGCATATATACTGGGTGTTCCAGGTTTTGGTTGATATGTAATAGTTGGTCCAGCGGCTAGTCTGTTTTTCGGAGCAGTAGTAGAACTGGGTTCTGGTTTAGGAGCAGCAGGTGAAGTGGCAACTCTTGTAGCAGCAGCCTGTCTAGCGGCAGCCCGAGCTGCAGCCGCAGGATCAACCTGTTGAACTGGAGATTGTACTCTAACTTCAGTTGATGAAGTTTGAGATCTGGCACCTGGACCAGGTCCGGCACCAACAGAGGCAGCACTTAATCTGTTTCTTTGTGCTTGTGCTGCGGAATCAGTGCCTGTCGCACGAGCTTTGTTTTCAAATACATTTTTTAATGTTATCTCTTGATCTTCTTTTACTTTGGTGCTAACATTTATTGCTGCTCCACGGCGTTCTGGATTAGGATCCTCACGGCGTTTTTTACTAGCAGCACTGGCTCGACCTTTTTTACCTAGTGAGTGTGCTTTGCTGCGTGGCAAGCATTTTGGCTTACCTTCGCCCTCACTGCCACGCGCACACTCTCCTCGAATTTTTCCATCAGGCCCAAATCTTACCCATTTTTCTTTGAACCATTTTCTGAGATTTTCGGTAATGACTTCACTTTCAACATCTTTGGCATGTATTAAATTTTCAGTGATGTTTACTTTTTTGTTACTGGAATAAAACTCATATAAATTCATGTTTATTTTCCTAATTTGGCTAGATACGCAGCATTTGATAGAGAGTTTTTCAAATTACTTGCTGTTTGTGGAGTTTCGGCTGCTTTGGCTATTAATGGAGTAAGAGCACTCATGGCTTGTTGTTCTGGACCTGTGAGTGGTTTTTGATCATTTATTTTTACAACGGCACTGGCTGCCTGATTGATGTCAAGATTTGGGCCCAACACATTTTTTAAACCACTCATTGTATTTTTGGCAGTGGCTATATCTACTTGTTGAGCACGTTTTTCAGCCCTTACATCCTTGGGTCCGGCGGTTGTTTGTTGTTGTGGACTAGTAGTTTGTTTAGTAGGATCTTGTGCGTTTGGTGTAGGTGGTGCCGCTTCTACCTTAAATTTTTTTTTTTTTTAGGAATATAGTTGTTTTCTACGATATCAAATCTATTATCTAGATAGTTTTCAAACTGCCTAGAAAGACGATTAACTATGTTATGTTTATTTTCTGCCATAGAACTTGTATTGCCTATATTTGATAGAGCAAAATTATTTCTGCTGCCAGTCGATGATATTTTATCTAATATCTTTACTGGAGGTACGCTACGCCCTGCTCCGGTACTACTCTGCGGCTGTGCTGGTAATCTTGATGGTTCAACTTTTGGAGCACTTAACCCTGGCCCAGGGCCAGCACCAACGGAGGACCGTCCTAACTCAGTTCTATAATCTCGTGCTGAAGGAGCAACACCCATGGCGACAGCCTTACCAGTTCTTCTTTTCATGGTATCTTGACTAAAAGTTAATCCACTTGCGGGATCTACCGCGGCCGGTCTTACGCGAGTAGTTGCTCCTTGATACACTGAATCTGCTTCAGCACCTGCACTGGCATTGCCGATGTCGTATGATGTTATTGTATTCGGAGGTTTAACTGGAGATGCAACTGCTGCTGGTGCTGCTGAACTTACCGGTGCTACTGATGGAGTGGATATTGAAGAAGGAACAGAGGCATTGCCCGCAGCATCCGCCGCTGCGGCCATTCGATCCATGCGGGCTTCAAAATCTGATGGTAAAGCACTGGTTGTTTTAGAAGGATCGTATAATGAAACAGATTGTTTTAAACCAGAACCGTTTAGATTTTGTCTACCAAAATTAAGTTCTTGTGCTCTACGTTGAGCATCCGCATTTTTGAAGTAACTTACAGGTGGTTTTGGACCAGGCATTCTTTTTAGAATATCTGGATCTTGACGATTCGCACCACCTAGCCATTTTTCTTGTTCAGGTGTGAATGTAAATCCCTGATCATCTGGTTCATATGTTTTATATGGATCACGGGCTTTTAATTTTTCTGTTGTTCGTTTTAACCAATCATATTCGGATAACATTTCTTCTTCCATGCCTACCATTTTTCTTTCAACATCTTTGGCGGTATCAGTACCCTTTAGGTATCCAGGAAATTTATTCATCTCAAGAGTAGGCTCAATAGATTTAGATGCTGCTGGTAATGGTCCACCTGGATCTTTTCTTTTACCAACAAATGATTGTTGTTTAGAAATATCGCCCAATTTTGGCTCTAATCTTCCATAAGGATCAACTGATGGCTTCGCTGCGGGAATTTCTTGTTTCAGCGTTGGAATTTTTTCTTGTGCTTGACTAATAGCCTGTCGTGTACTTTGGCCAGGTTGAACTTTAATTCTTGGTTTAACCGTGCCGCCTACTGCGCCCATTGGGGGAGCAATATCTTGTATTGGACTAAAATCAAATTTAGGCTCAATACGTTGACCGCTAAAATCTCTGGCACCAGGTCTGAAGCCAACTTGTTCAGAAAGAATATCTAATTTGGATAGGATATTTTTAATGTCGCTCATGATTTTATTTATCTTTCTGCTGTCTATATGTTCCGCCAAACAAGGTGCCAACTTTGGACTTATTCTTTATCTTTGGATTTACAACTCCAGCAATACTACCTGCTGTAGTTTCATCTATTGTGGATTTTTTTGCTACATCTTTTAATTTCAAGATTGTGGCATTATTGCGATCCGCCCAACGATTTGCTTCATCTTCGCTACGAAAAACTTTTGTTTTTACTATTTTTTGATCACGATTGTTATACACTTGAATCAACGCTTCTACCGAATTATCTGTGCTTTCCGATACGCTTTCCTTCTTGGTATTTTTCACACAATTAGGGTATTTTTTACCAAACATAGTTTTCATACCCTCTTTACGATAGCCTTTCCAACATGCCTCGCCTACTTTGCTCTCATTGACGCCAAAATCTTTGTTAGTAACTTGCCACGGCTGTTTTAAAGGAACAGGATCTGGACTTGGCTTAACACCAGCGGTAGTTGAAATATTTTTTGCTCTAGCAAGATTAGATTTGACCATATTTAACGCATCTGGAGTAATGCTTCCACGAACGCCAGTTTGAGTAGCATCTGGAACGACATCGAAACCCTGACGTTTCATGCCACTGCTTTGTAAAACTGTATCAGTTTTTGAAACAATTTGATCTAACTGTTTTTGATCTGTACCTTCCGCCACACCTTGCTTTAGACGCTTGCCGTTGATTACTTCTACACCGTTGATTTCTAAAGGATACCAATCATTGATTGCCAATCGTTCAAACACTTCATCCAACGAACTGGCTTTTACTTTCAACTTTACTTGCTTGGACAATGCGTTGCTCTTGTCAAAGGCTAATACTCGGTAAACTTGATCCGAGCCTTCCGCCACACCTTGCTGTTTCACACCTTGCTGTTTTTGTTGACGTTTTACTGCTTTCTGTTTAGCAAGTTTAGCAGGGCTTGTTGGTTGTTTTAATCCTTTTTTCCAGTTAGCAGGTGGAGTTTTAATCTCGCCTCCCCACTGGTCAAATTCGCCTTCCGCCACACCTTGTTCGCTAATATGCTTTAGATGCGTAGTAGTTAATACGAAAGAATCCTTATACTTACCATCTTCGCCGGCTTTGCTAGGATCGTCTAACTTAACTTTAACTCGCCCATCTACATTGATATTTTTAGATACAGCAACAATCGTACCTGTGCCCAACGGACCATCTACACGATCTCCTACATTGTAGGTATTCTTAAAGCCTTCCGCCACACCTTTCGCCTTTAGGTGCATGTCTCTTGTTTTTACATAACGCTTGGTTTCTTTATCTCCAGATTCAATATCACCTTGATTATAATGCCCTATTGCTCGTCCTGCGTGTTTACTTGCAACCACATCGGGATGTTCTTTGCCTTTGATAGAACGCTTGATGCCTTTTACAACATCACTAAAGCCTTTCGCCACACCTTGGCGGCCAAGTTTTTTCTTAATACTAGCGATTTCACGGGCAATAGCATTTTGTTTAGTCCAGAAACTGTAATCATCACTGTATTGATATTCTGGATCAAATTCGCTTTCTAACTCACGCAATCTTGCTTCTAATTCCTCTCTACTTGGCTCAGGCGCATACTTTGCTTGTGATTTAGTTGGACCACCAGTTTTTAATTGACCGCTCTTTTTCATATCATCAATCATCGCAGCAAACTGACTATGAAAATCACTTTCATTAACAGTTGATTCAGACGCAGCACGTATTGATTTTAGATCTTTATCTGATGGCGCACCTTTGCTGCCAGGTTTACGCATACGTTCACCACTGCCACCTTTTATACGTTCACGTTTTGCTCTGATATTAGCCCATAAGCCCGGTTTTTCACTCTCACTTACTGGCTGTTCAGTTGATGTAGTGTTATCGGCGGGTAAATTTTTAGTGTAGTAAATTACAGATTTTTTATCTGATGCTTCATCGTATTCACGCTTAATCTTCTGTGCCATTTCTGGATTTTTATCCATCATGGATCTGAAGTATGTTTTGGCGCCATTCAACCAATTGAATTTTTTAGGCATGCCATCTACGCTAACAGGATTGCCCTTAACGATAACATACCAAGGACCACGCTCAAAATCTTGAAATTTTTCTTCTTCGTCTTCCGCTACTGGAGCGGTTGACTCAACTACACTATTTTTTTTTACTGGTTTCAATCCTTCTGCTAGTGGAAGAAAATCATCTTCACCAGCGTCAACATTCATCATTTGATATTCAAGATGTTCTCTGACCGATTTTAGATAGTCATTTGCTAGTGTTATCTTGGAAGCGACCCAACCTTCTAAGCCTTGTTCTTCAGAAATATTACGTAATAACTTGTGTAGAACAATAGCATGTTCAGCGGCATAGTAGCAATCTACTCTGGCCATTTGAACTTCGTGATCGCTATGGGCTTCATGTGCGTCCTCTAAGAAGCCTTCCTTTAGAAACTGTTTACTATTCATTTCGGTTAATCCTATGATTTTATATATTTATCTACTATTTGTAATTGCGTCTGGATGTTTTCGGTTGTAAAGACGCATGATAACGCCTGCTTGGGCATTTGCGCCATTTTCTTCATCACTACCTGTTACGCCGGAGTTGTGGTCTAATTCATTGTTTAAGTGTTGTTTGTAATGTACTAATTCGTGTGCTAGAGTTCTTAACACATCAACAGGATGTCTGCCATGTACACCTACCAATATCATATTCTTTTCAGGCATGAATTGACCAAAACTGCTTTGAATGCCATCGCCGCCTATCGTCATCTTGAATGAAATCTTGGGTAAATTCTTTATCTCCAACACCTTCATTGCTATCGGTAAAAATTGTCTAATAGAGCCTTTTAGAGCATCTATAGTTGATATGTCTTCATTGATTTTACCACTTATTGGACTTGCTGTATCCGTGCTCACGCCTACTATATCTTCGGTTGTTGCTGATTGAATCTTATCAAAAATTGTGCCCAGTTCTTGACGTGGATATTTGTACATCTTGGTCAAGAATTCTGTTCTCTCTTCTGGATTGTTACGAATTTTGTTCCATAAATTTCTAGCATCAGTGCCGTGACTTACGTCATATGTTTCGTTGCCGATGGTAATTTTTTTCTGTAGTTCCGGAATCACTACGACATATCCATGTTTATCGGCAGTGACTGGTTGCTCACCATCTCGCAGTGTTTTGTAGTAACTAGGGCTACCTGCTGGTTTGGTAATATTTCCGTCTTTGTCTTTTTGATCTCTTTTGGTATATGTATCTGGGTTCAATCGATCAGCATCTGGGCCACCTACCACTGTTATGAATACAGTGTTTGCTGGGTCAAATTTTTGTGGTAGTACATACATCTTGTTGGTTTCAATAATTCTGTCACCAGGAACACCAGCAGCGGTCATTAGTTGATATTTGTCGTTGAAGTTGAATGGGCTTTTAGGACCACTGGTATCATTGCTAGTGAGAATGTACACATTTTCACTGCCAAATCTACGTTGTAGTATTTCAAATACGCCAGCATGGCCTTGATGAAATGGCTGAAATCTTCCAGGGTAAGTAACAATTACATCTGGCTTTTGTTGTTCGTAAAGTTCGTATGCGTACATAGTAATTATATGTTAATACTATATTTATTACAGAAATAGAAAACGGGACACTGTGGTCCCGTTACGATGTTTTACGTGTTTAAGTATCAACTAGCAGGTTCAACAACTGTTGATTTTTCAGCCAGTGCTGCCTCTGCTGCTTTCTTTTGTGCTTCTAGTGCTGCTTTACCTTCTGGGCTATTAGCATCAACACGCTTTAGACCACGACGTTCTAGCGCAGATAGATCGCCCTTGAACTCATAATGTCCAATGTGATTTAGTAGCACTCTGCTATCTGCCCAGATATCACCACCTAGTGCCTGCCAACGACGACAGAATGTCCAGTCTTCACTTAGATAGTGTCCCTTAGCATCAATCACAGTATCGAAAATACTATACATGAATGGTTCGTATTGCTTACCTAGGCCGATATCGTCAACATATTTACATTCTGGATGTGCGACAGTAAGTTGTTCATAAACATGCTTCTTGAATAGTAGGAAACCTGTTCCTTGTGTATCTACTTGGAAGATAGGCCCTTCAATTCTGCCACCATTCTTTAGATTGATAACATAGTCAATAGGCAAACTCTTCTTAGGATACAGACCACCGATAACGTCCTTATCTGCGGCAATCATGCCAAAAATTGCTTCTGGTTCAAACCGAATATCAGCATCAATAAACATGAAGTGTGTTGCTGCTGCGTTGGTCATCATCTTGGCACATAGATTATTTCTAGCGCGAGTGACCAGACTCTCATTGACCATAGTATCTAGACTCCAGTTTAGACCTACTTTGCTCGCTAGCAAGGTAAATCGTAGAAAACTGGTCATAGTTGGCTCACTGACCATACCGCCATAACATGGAACAGCAAAGTGTACATGAACTTTCTTATAATCAAACGTGGGTTGTTGTGTGCCTGGTGTGGTTTTTGGTAGATTAGGCACGGGCATAATAGGCTTAGTTAACTTAGGTACTGGTGTTCCAGAACTTTGTGGTGTAATAAGTTTTGCGTCTACAGTTTCTTTTTCGCTCATTGATTTTTCTTTCATTCAGTTTCTATTTCTACAATGATATCATTGCCGACTAATTCTTGAACAATTTGTTCAAGTGATGCTAAAACTTCAGTACTAGCAAGTGATGTTTCTAGTGTATCTGAATTTTTAACTAGTTTATTAAGTTTTATAGTTATGATTTCTTCATGGATTTTTGCCATTTGTTGTTGATCCTAGTTGAATATGGATATTTATTATTCAGGATCAACCAGATTATAAATTTTATTAACGATTCCTGGATGAACAATATTCAGCAACATTACGATTTTTTCATCGTTAGTATAAAAATACCCACCACCAAAATATCCTTTTCCACGTCTTAATTGACGAACAAGATATTCGCTTGCGCTGTTTTCTATTTCTGACTTTGATATAACATCAGCAAGAGCATTGGCATTTTCAATATTAAACGCACGATTTAATGTTATTTTATATTTGAAAGAATTATGTTGACTGCGTATGATATTGCCATCTGTAATTAATTTATGTTGAGCATCTGAGCCTGGAATAGATACTTCTATCACTCTTTCGCCATATAAATTTGCTACCGTCTTTAGTAATTCAATATCATTACTGTAGAATATAGCATGTGGTTCTTCAACACGAAATCTTAGATCAGTGCTTTTGTCATGATTTTCAATAAAATTTGATAAATCATGTAGTTGAGTATCATCGGCATTTTCGAAATTACTACGTTGTCTATTGTAGAAGTAACTACTACCATAAAACTTATTTGCTCTCTCAATCATTTCAATGATACGATCAGAAAAACTAGTTATATTTTTACTTCGCAGTAATTTACAACCAGGAGCATAAATTTTTACACTGTTAGCATATATTCCATAAAATGCTTTTTTTGTATTTTGAATATTAACAGTTGGATTTAATTGAGTCCAGAATGATGTATCCATTTTCATCTATTAGAGTGTTAGTGTTGTATATTGTATATGCTTTTTGCTGAAAGTCAAACTCAATTTTACCATTATAAGTAACATTGACGTTACACTTAGATAACTTTTCAAATAATATCTTTTTGCTCAGTGGCACTTTGATCAATTCAGAAATAGTTCGGGCCAATGGCCTTGCGCCCAGTTTGCTATCATAGCCAACTTCAATGATACGATCCATAGCAGTGGTATCAAGATTAACGGTAATACCTTTATCTAGCAGCAGATCATTTAATTCCTTGACGAACTTGCCAATAATTAACTTGATATGATCCTTGGATAACTTCTTGAACTTAACGATGCTATCAAGACGATTTCTGAACTCTGGCTTGAAGAAGTCTTTAACTGCCTTATCGTCTTCGTTTGATTTCTCTAATTTAGGAACAAATCCCATGGTGTTAGTTTCATTCTCTGCTGCGCCAAGATTGCTAGTTAGCATCAATACACATTGACGACAATTTGCCTTCTTGCCATTGCTGCTGGTAACTATACCTTCGTCCATCATGGTTAGTAGAATGTGAGCAACATCTGGATGTGCTTTTTCAATCTCGTCAAACAGAATTACTGAATTAGGATTCTTTTCAATATCACTGATCAACAGACCGCCACCCAAATTGCCGTCATCATAGCCAACATATCCCGGTGGCGCACCAATCAACTTTGCGATAGCATGTTTTTCTTGATACTCGCTCATGTCGTACCGTATCAACTTCATGCCTAGATTTTCTGCTAGTAATTTAGCCAATTCTGTTTTGCCTGTACCGGTTGGACCAGTTAATAGAAAACTGCCAACAGGTTTATTCAGTGCTTTCAGTCCAGCCTTGCTAACATATATTTTTTCTAAGATAGTATCTACTGCTCCATCTTGGCCAAATAGTTTAGACTTGATATTGCCCTCAATATTCTCTACTAGTGATACGTTCTGAGCATCCAATTGTTCTATTGGAACTTTGATATATTGACTGAGAACACTGATAATATCGCTTTTCTTGATAGTTAAATTCTGACCTAGAACTTTTGCCTTAGCACAGGCAGTATCAAGTAGATCAATGGCTTTGTCTGGCAGTTTTTTATCTGTTTGATACTTGGCACTTAATTCAACGGCAGCAATTACTGCCTCATCAGTTATTTCTACGCCATGAAAATCTTCAAAAACATCAGTTAACTCGGTGATAATTTTCTTTGCTATATCAATGCTTGGTTCATCAACGGTCAATCTGTAAAAACGGCGCATCAATGCCCGATCTTTTTCAAAACTCTGATTGTATTCTTCCCATGTTGTACTGGCGATTACTTTGATATTGCCCTTGGTTAGTGCTGGCTTGATCATGTTTGAAAAGTCTACACTACTATTTGAACCACTGCCGGCACCACGCATCTGATGTGCTTCGTCAATGAAAAGAATAGTATCACCCTTAAGTTCAAGTGCCTTTAATACATGTTTCAATTTTTCTTCAAACTCGCCACGATACTTACTGCCTGCCAGTAGCGATGGAATATCAAGACTATATACAGTGTAATTCTTTAGATAGTCTGGAACTTCGCCTTCAACAATTTTTACTGCCAATCCCTCGGCAATAGCAGTTTTGCCAACGCCAGGATCGCCTACCATAAGCACATTACACTTGTTTCTCTTTGCTAGAACATTGATCATTTCCTCTAGTTCTACTTCTCTGCCAATTACGGGATCCAATTTTTCTGATTTTGCCATTTCAGACAAGTTATCACAATAGTTTTCTAGCAGGGTATCCAACTGAGACTTGCCCTTTTTCTTTGGCTTTTGTTCAGCGAAAGTATTATTCCAGTAATTGATTACTTTATCTTTCTCGATGCCATACTTCATTAAGAAGTACCGCGCATGACTTTTATCTTCAGCACATATACTCAGATAGATATCTACAATTTGTAAATTTGATCGTCCACTAAACAGTACTTGAGTAAACGCACGATTAAATACTCGTTCTAGAGTGTGAGTCTTTTTTGGAACAATATCGTAACCGTTGCTGATTAAATAAGTTTGACTATCAATGTAATCTTCTAACTCAATCAGTAGATCATCAATTTTTACTTCTAATTTGGTAGTCAACTCACGAAATATATCGTGTGTGAGTAAGCCGTAAAGCAGATGCTCTAGCGTTACATATTCGTGATTTTTCTTGATGGCTAGTTTAGTAGCCTCTTCAATAATCTTATCAATTTCTGGTTGTGTTTGTAGCATGTAGATATTTAGGTAGATGTTTTGATTTGTCGCACTAAATCTAGTTGTGAGACAGATAAGGTAGTTGGTATTATAATGTTAACTTTCACATAAAAATTTCCTCTGATATCCTTTTGAAATTCATATAAACCCTCGCCTGGTATTTTAAATTTTGTACCTTGTTGAGTGTTTGGTGGTATTTTTATGATGAAAGTTTTTTCGGATAGTGTTTGTACTTCTAGTTCACAGCCTAGTATAGCATCAAAGCAGTTCAGCGAAATTTCCGTTTCTAGATCCAAGCCTTTTTGTATAAATTTGTTAGACTCGTGAACGATGATGCTGATGTACAAGTCGCCTGGGTGAGCGTTTGGGAAAATTCTCTCACCTCCACCACCAAACTTCATTACAGTGCCAGATTTTATACCTCTGGGTATCTTTATCTCTAGCGTTTTGCTATCGTTGTTCTTAGTGCGTATCGTTACAAATTTTGTAGTTTCGGACAACGTATCTGCTAGATTAATTTCTATTGAAGTTTTTATGTCTGGATTTCTACGTTGTCCCCTCATAAAATGCGAAAATATATCACCGTCACCAAATGAAAATCCAAATGAGTTGAATACATCATCAATGTTTGGATTACCGCCAAAATTACCACTTCTCATGGCGTCGTATTCTGCTCGCTTACGATCATCCATGAGTGTATCATATGCTTGCTGTATTTCTTGAAACTTAGCAGTATCACCACCACGATCTGGGTGATGTTTGCCCGCTAACTTTCTATACGAACTTTTGATTTCGTCCTTGGAAGCACCAGGAGATACATTTAAAATTTTATAATAATCCATACTCACTATTCTACAACAAAAATGGGCAGAAATCAACTGCCCATCTTGTGTTTTGATAATTTATATTTTACTTTTTGGTTCCGTCAGGTACTTCTTTACCCTCTACCTTTTTGCGAACCTTGATTTCCTTACATGTTTGTTTAACTGTGCCGTCCTTGTTCTTTACAACTTGGCCGTTTTTGTCTTTAACATCAGTACAAACTTTTTTGATTTCTGGAGCAGCATTTAGGGATAGTGATGCTGCCATTAATGCTATAAATAAGAAATTTTGTATCTTCATATCAACTTACCTTTCTGGAAATTCTGCGTCTGGAACTAACTTTCTGCCCTTATAATCAGATTGTGGCGCGACGTATGGTGCAGGCGCACTGGAAGGCATCATTGATGGTGTATAAGATTGTGGTGCTGGGCTCATAGACATACTAGGAGCAGGCAGTGCGGCTGGTGCTGCCGGTGCCGATTGGGTAGCGGCAACGCCTGCTATCTTTTCTTGGCCTCTACTCCATGCGGTAATACCCAATATTGCGCCCATTGCCATGTGAAATAGACCTGCCCCAATTAGCGTAAGTGGTTGCCATTGACGGAAAGCGTCATTTGCTGCCTCAACTTCCCAAAATTGTACTATGGTAAACATTATTGGAAATAGAATGAAGTCAAATACACAAACGACCATATACATCATGGCCATCATAGGTCTCCATTTTTTCTGCATCCAATCTTCTTTTTCTTTTGCTTTGCTCATTTTTTCTTCCCATTCATAATCTTTTGTGTTTCTTTGTACCACTCTTGCCAGCCATTAACACTTTCAGAACATTGATAGTAGGTGCCATAATTTTGTATAACAACTGCCATCAGATCCTTAATACTATTTTGGTCTTCTGGTACTTCTATTAACTGAGAGCACTTTTCTAATAATATTTCTGGCGCCTCAGGAAATTTTTGAGTGACAGGCACTGTAGTAAAACAGCCAGTCAAAAATAGAGGTAGAATTAGTAATGCTAGTTTCATTTTTTACCTCTGGTCAATTCGTTTATAGTTAAGTTTATTCTGGCCGCTTCATTGTGTAGTTTGATGATATCAACTGGTATAGGACATACTTCCATAAACTTAACTACTTCTTCTTTTTTGACTACTTCACGATCTACATAACGTATAATTTCATCAGCCTTTTCTCGTACAATCTTATTCTTGTATACGACTTTTTCTTGAATTACAACCTTAACTTCTTCCGCCTTTGCTTCGGCTATCTTTAGTTTTTTTTCTACTTCTTCAACTTTATCGCGCCATATTTTTTCTGTGCTATAACCACCTTTTACATAGATACCAGCACAAAGAATAATAATACTGACGATTTGAATTATCTTGTAGTATCCAGCAATCGCAGGAATCAATCTGACCATAGGCGATATGAATACAAAACTCAACACCGTTAAGGTAATACCAATGAACAGTATTGAGTTTACAATGTATTCAAGCATCGTTGTAGGTAACAGATGTAACAACCACATTAATGAACTCCTAGAACATGTAGGGCGTGATTGTAGTGTTTAATTCTATCTTCTAGTCCTATCGTACCGCCGTTAATTCTCTTACTTAAGGTAATTATATCCTTCTTATCGGCGAACTGATTTAACTTATTCTCATCCCAGAACCAGGCAGCACTCTGAACACAGCCTTCAAATGTTTTTAGATGTTCAACTGCCTCTTCAACATCAATTTCCAAACTCATTGCGTAGTTCGTGTAGTTGTTCTTGCCAGTTAATTGAATTAATCCACGCCCACAGTAGCGGTATCCATCGCCACTTTCTTCTGGACCATTGCCCATGCGATTAGCATAAATTCTGTTAGCAATTGCTTCTTGACGATTAGGCATTGCCGCATAGCGTTGTGCTATCTCGTCATTCGGGAAATATTTGGGAAATACTTTTCGTAGTGATTGCCAACGATAGTTTAAGTTTTCTTTGATGAATCTAAAGTTACCAGATTCGTGAGCACATTGTGCTAAGAAAGCAGCAACCCGAAGTGGAGTTTCTATTTCGTATTCGGGAAGTATCGCTATCAGAGCATTGTACCAATCATCTATATATTGATTTTTTGGTACGATTTCTTTAAGTTGGTCAAGTGTGAAGTCAAAACTGAATTGAGTAGCCATGTTATATCCTCTGTACTACTCACGTATTTATCCCAAAATACAAAAATAATATCAGCGTATTCTGGCCAGATCTCTAAGCAAATTAGTGTAATCGTTGACTACTGCTTTTTTGGTTATGTTGACTCTAGCTGATTCTTTCATTTGCTCTAGTTCTTTATTGAACATTTCATCACGATCATACTTGGCGATGTACTGATCTGGTGTCATAGGAATGACCTGCTTTAATTTCCTAGCATCAACTGGATACTCATCTTTGCTTTTTTGATACTGAAAGCGCCACTCTGAAAACTTTTGATCGGTAAGATTGATAATATCTTCAATCAACTCAACAATATGTTTGGCTGCTGGTGGTGTTCGTTCTAATTCTACGAACACTAGATAATCGCCATCATCAAGTTCACCCGTGCTGATATCAGCATCCAGTACCCATTCATAGCCACGCTCTATGAAGTTCATAAGATCTTCGGCTGCTTTTTTCTCAAGTGCTTTGATGCTCAATACCATGATATCGGCATCTTCACCCATCTTGCTCTTGAACTCGTCTATATGAAGTTTGTTATGAACTAGTCTGGCTAAATCGCCATGTTCAAGACCTTCAGAGAGTTGGTGCTGGTGGGATTCCTGGTGGCTGCCCTGGTATTTGTCCTGGCTGTGCTGCATTTCCTTCTACCTTATTATTCTCATTGCCTGTGTCATCATCTAGACCTTCCTCGTATGCGTCGTCAATTTCTTCCGCATTCAAGGTTTCATTTTCTAATTCAATAGAACCACGTTCAATATCACTCATCAATCTTTTTGGCATAGTAATCGTAACAACCCATACCGGCTTACTAACCATACGTGGTGTTTTTGTGCCTGGCTTAAAATCGTCAGGACTTTTAACTTCAACTGGATATTCAAATGTGTCTTTTTCATATGAAATTTCACAACCGTAGTCCAGTAATCTTTTTCCACCCGATGGATCTGGCATCTTTCTGAAGGGATACATCCACTTACAAGTGACGAAATACTTTTCGTAGATTGGTCCTTCTACTAGTTCGCCTATCTTCCAGTTCTTAAAGGTGTAAAGATCAAACTCGTCTAGCACTCGCTCATAATCTAGTAATGAGTTCAAGTTACTATCAGACATGTATATTGTCTTGGTGTTAGTTAGTATACTTTTAAGATCAGTTGCCATTTTTCTAGTGTTTTAATTTATTTATCATGATTGATGAATACTAGCAAAACTGATAAATTGGGACACGAAACTAATATTTAGTGTAGAAAATAATTTCTAATATATGATTTTTCAGAGTATAGAAGATGTTTAAATAATGATGTGAGGCAATCCCCACATCAACTCTATAGAATAGGAGAAAACTTTGTCAAAAAGAAATCGTAGAGAGTTTCAAGCACAAGCAATAGAAAACAATGTAGTCAGTCTAAGTTCATATTACACCAAAAAAAGACAGGTACATTTGTTACCAAAGACCCTAAATCAAGAATCCTATATAAATTTACTAACAGATCCATCAAAGTTAATAGTTTTCGCAACTGGTCCAGCAGGAACAGGCAAAACAATGCTAGCAATGTTGGCTGGAATTAAAGCACTCAAAGAAGGAGAAATTACAAAGATAGTATTAACACGACCAGCAGTTGGTGTTGATGACGAACGTCATGGCTTTTTGCCAGGCGACTTAAATCAAAAAATGGAACCGTGGACACGACCACTCTTCGATGTACTTGCGGAATACTATGATAAAAAAGACATCGTTAGAATGCTAGACGAACAAATAATAGAGATATCTCCACTAGCATTTATGAGAGGACGGACGTTTAAACACTCCTGGATCATTGCTGATGAAATGCAGAATGCCACGCCTAATCAAATGAAGATGTTACTTACTAGATTGGGAGAAGGCAGTAAAATGGTAGTAACTGGAGATACCAAACAAGCCGATAGAAAAGATCCAGACAATGGACTACTTGACTTCAAAGGACTTGTTGAGAGTTACAAAAACTGTATGTATGTTAGCGGTATAGAGTTGACCGGTAAGGATATCCAACGACATCCTGCCGTAGTAGAGATATTGAAAATTTATAAGGAGATTGCGTAACCGTATTACTTACGTTTAGTATAAGAAACCAGAGCGTCAATTTGACCCTGCATTCTGTTAATTTTTCTTTTTAAGAAAGCAAGTTCAATTGACTGCTCTGTGTTTGTAGATGCTAAATTTCTGAATTGCTCACGCCATATCTTCATTTCTTTTTCATGTCCGAGTAGTGTTGGACGAGGTGGCGCATTTGGATCGACCTCTTTTTTCTTCTTTGGCATACTGTACATACTCAGACTCATGGTAACATCCTTACTTTATTTCGTTCATCACAGTATTTATGTACTCGCTATAACCTTCTTCAAAGTACTTAAATAGTTCATCCCACGTTTTTTCAGCGTGCCATGTGTTTTTCACCACGCTTTTAGTAGATAGATTAAGAATAATTTTAGCATCACTTCGCAATTTATCTTTTAACCCACGAGTAATATTGACCATTTCGTCATAGTATACATTCTCTGGACTGCTCATATAACCACGGACCTTAGTCATTCCAGGATCACGTGGCTTTAGCGTATAAAACGCTACTAAATAAATATCTTTATTTTTCAATTTGATTTTCTGTTACCTTTCCCGTCATATTTTTTTATATTTTCTTCCCATGATATTAATTGTAAATTTTCTTTTGAACTCATTTGTTCTATTGATATACCCTGTTCAAATCCCAATCTTACACTTATTATATGATCAATTTGATATGCCCCAATTACTCCACATTTGCCAATTGGCAAATTATTTGGATTTATTTCGGTTTTATATTCTTTATAAGTTTTTCTTGTTCTCGTTGAGATTCTATTTCTGTATTTTTTAAAATTAGAATAAACTATGCTATCTCTAGCCATAATTTCTTCGGATTCTTTTTTTCTTTTTGTACCTCGTTGCGTGTTTGCGTATGCTGCTACTCTGGGATCATTTTTTGTTAATCCTTTATTCCAAGGTTCTCTCGGACGATTAGTCCAATACTCCTTGACTGATGTTTTGATCTTTTGCCTGGTATCGTCATTGACCGAATGTTCTTTTAAACCCTCACTAATATTAAATTTATGTTCTTCTGTTAATTTTTTACCAGTTAGAGCGACAGAATTTTTCTCGCCTATTTTCTTTTTAATAACTGGACATTTAGAAGCTTTTTTATCACAGCATAATAACCCATTGTAATTTGTATATGTCGATAGTAATCCACATCCTCTATAACAAAGCATAAATTTTCTCCTTTAATCTATTTATGCTTAGTTCTACTAACGTCGCGGATTATTTATTAATTTGTGCCAATTCACAAAACATGGCACTAATGTTTATCTCAGGATCTGCTACTAAACTGTGATTTACAAGTGCTTTACGAATTACAAGAATGGCTTCGTCTTGACCTTCATCCGACGCACTCCACAGTTGAAGATTATCATAACACCATCTGAACAGTTCTTCCATTTCCTCTGGCCTAGCCTGTGAACATAGCAATTTTCGTGCTTCACGCAATTTTCGTGCTTTGATTAGTTCAACAAGAGCAAACTTGTAGTCCGCTGAGCCACTATCACTATCACGAGGAGACAGCAATTTTCCAGTGTTTGAATTGCTCTGTAGCAGATTTAAACACTTACGTAGATCTGGATACGTTACCTTGATGTAGTTGTCTAGTGTTTCTAGATCAAAGTCAACACCCTCATTGACCAACACAGTTGCCGCACGGGCTGTAAATTCAGTCTGATCAGTCTTATCTATATGTAATTCGTAACAACGACTTTTCAATGGAGGAATGATTTTATGAACTAGATTACAGGTAAAGATAAATCGTGCTTGAGATTGATACGTTTCCATTAGTCCACGAAGTAGACCTTGTGCGTTTGGACTCAGAAAATCTGCCTCGTCTAGTAGTACAATTTTTAGATCACCGAATGGCATTGTACTGATAAAACCCTCAATCTTTGATTTGATGAAGTCAACCCCGTTATCACGACTGGCGTTTACCTGCATAAAATCATAGTCATGAATTTCAAGTTCATTAACTAAAATTTTTGCTAGAGTGGTTTTACCTGTTCCCGCTGGACCGTATAACAATAGATGTGGCAAACTTTTTTCGGTAATCCACTGAGCAATTTGTTGCTTGGTAGTTTCATCAGTGAATACATAATTATCAACACTAGATGGACGATACTTTTCAGTCCAGAGTTCCTTCATTTGATATTCCAATCCTTTTTTGCTTGTTCAATGACTTTACATGGGTTCATAATTGCCCACGCGCCTATGATAGCAGGCGCAGCGAGTAAAAACAATATCTTTTTAACCGAAGATATTTCCATCACAGGAGGATGATGCGGGCATCTACCTTGATTGAAATCACACTTTGATGAATAATTTTCACCACATGTATCACATTTCATAATTTTTCCTATTATTGAGATTTGTTATTTTTTGCGAACTCGGCATCCGCAACACGTTTACGAAGACTACTGGAACTAAAACTATGATCACGGCCATTAAAAATTAATTTAATGTTTCGCTTCTCGCATATTTCTTTGCCCGTAAAATTCTTATCAGCATACTCCACACCTAAAATTCTAACATCTATGGGCAAAGTTAGCAGAATGTCTTCAAGATCTTTTTCTGTTTCATACACTATGATTTCGTCTACATATCTTGTGGCGGCCAGTTGAATTTGTCGCTCAACAATACTTTGTACTGGACGATTTTTTGTGTCTGGGCGATCAATAGTTGGATTAGTTTGTAGCCCAGCAATCAGATAGTCGCAATGATTTTTCGCTTCTGCTAGCATAGCAATATGTCCCGCATGAGGACCTAAGTCAAATGTAGAAAAAGTAATTCCTATCTTGAGACCTTTTTCTTTTAACTCTTTAACTTTGTTGAATATCATCTGTCTTCTTTTTTAGAGTGATAGTACCGTCATCTTGAACATCCCATACCAGGGTATCTCCGATTTTCCAGTCCATTTTTTGAAGTAAATCATCTGGAAAAGTTAGCATCAAGTTTTCTGGATCTTCTGGATCTGATTCAACGTTTAGAATGTATGAGTTTGTATTCATCGTGTTTTTTGATCTACACCTAGTGCGGAAGAAAGAATATCATCACTGTTTGGAGTTTCATCAGAAACTGCCATAATAGCATCCGCGTCTACACGCCTGATGATAAACTCTTGACCATCAATTTCAACTTTTATACCGCGCGTCCAACGACCATGCTCTACTAGGACCCATTGTTCTGGCACCACATCTTGCTGTTCTGGTCCAATAGCATATACTTTTGCCCATCGTGGTCTAATGCCAGACGCTTTAGCATCGTCACCTAGCAGAACAAGACCACTAGATAACTTCCGTTCACCGAAATTCATTTCGGAAACAATTACATGATTTTTGATGGGAATAATGCCCTTAATTTTGTTTGTAAATTGATACTTGATAGTCGTATCAAACGGATTATTTAATTTCATTGTCGTCCTCGTTGATTGTACTTGTCTTTGATTATATCATTCTTTTTCTTAACAATGTTACCATATTGGTCAACCACATCACCACGAGCATTGACGTTCATGTTTCCTACAGCAACTTCGCGTTCATGTAACAGTCTTAAACGGTCCATATCTATTGATTTGCCCTGGGCTGTTTTATATACTTTTGGCATAAAATATCCTTACTTTAAAAATTCTCGTATATCAAGTTCGTACACAATACTGTTTACTTTATGAACACCTAGTAAATACAACACATAACTAGCAGTGCTGGATCCGCGTCCTATTCCATAAACAACATCATGTTTTTTGAATACGTCTACCATATATTTAAGAAACCGTAGCAAATCAAACAGATTTCTTTCTTGAAATAGTAGTAATTCGTCGGCCACTCTACACAATTCATCGTCTGATTTACAAAGTCCAACTATGTAATCAACGATATTTAGATCTTTGTATTCTTGTGGTATATGCCAATTTGATGTGTTTATGGTATCAAACTCTGCCAATGATAAATCGTGAAATTCCTCGTACTTTGCCAGTGGAGAAATATCTAGATAAAAATGTGATACGGCAGCATTATAGGTATCAGGATCCCTTACTGAAACACCATCAAGGGATGCCTTTGGATTTTTATACAGTAAAGCATATAAATCATCTGATGATAGATATGCTCTACCGTAATCGTCAAATTTCATTTGGTTTGAACTAAATCTTTCAAGGATTCGTTTTTCTTATTTACTTCTTCAAGTGTCTTTTGATGCCTACGACTGGCCTCGGCATTATATTCATCAAGTAGCATATGAATTTGACCTACTACACTGTAATTTCCAAGACGATAACTTTGTGTTAGATAGTTAGTCAGTTCAGAAATCTTCTTGAATAGATCTTGATCATTTATGGCTGATAAATCTTCAACTAGTGGATGCATCTTAATTCTCCGTCTGTATTTTCAGTAATTCTTCTAGTTTTTCTCTGGCCAGATAAATTCTACCGTCACAAAGATATTCATAGATTGACGTAAGAATTTTGTGAGTAGTCACATCATATAGTGCTTCACTTCTCATAGATCACCGTCCGCTCTATTTTCACTGCGATAGACATCAAATTTACCACCTGGATATCGTGCTTCCAATTTCCTAACGTTTTCAGCAATAACCTCGTTTGGATCATACCCCAGTGCCCTACACGCATTTACCCAGTACCAGGCGATATCACCAAGTTCACGCATCATATGAAAACGATTTTCTTCAGTAAATGGCTTACCTTGAAATAGCATCTTTTTGACGATTTCACTAAACTCACCACCTTCGCTGGACAACCCAACACTAGCAGTCAACAGTAGTGGAACATTTAGTTGAATTCCTGCTAAAGCGGCCTGTTTTTCCAAATTATGAATGCTTTCAATCAATGATTGAACATTATTGGATTGTTTACTGGTAACTGTGCCTACAAATTCTTTGTAACGATTGAGATCAACTTCCATTTTTAATTCCTTAAAGTGTTAATGATTATAACACAATCTGGGATGATATCAATCGTTACGTGAACAAATTAGCCAATTCTGTACCAAACACCATTTCCGCTGTTTATGGTTGAGTTGGCGTAATAGATCCAACTTCCGCCGACAGTGGTGTTTACTGTAGTACCATTTAATGAGCCGTATACCGTATCTGTACCGGAACCACCGTGAGTTAGTGTTGTAATTGTATTGGCAAATGATATACGAATTACTTGGCCCTGCATAGCGCCAGTAGGCATGATTACTGTATAGGTAGATATAGTTGACGATGTTGGATTTACAGCGGCGAATCCAGCAGCATTTGATAGTGTAGTAGATCCACCGTCCGTAGCAGTAACAAGTTCTACGCCATATGCATCGCCGCCACATAGATCGCTAATACCATTTACAGTCAGATTTCCTACGTTAGCATTGCCAGATACGGCCAGTGATGTTAGAGTTCCTAGTAGTGTAACATTTGGCTGAACGTTGGTAATCAGATTGCCTTGAATGCCACTGTTTGCTATAAAATAATTAGCCGTAACGTTGCCTGTAAACGAAGCGTCAGTTCCCGTGCTAACCATATTACCAATGAAGTTGTTAGCAGTGATGTTGCCTATTGCTACTCCACCAACGTTTGTAACAGTCATGGTAATACCAGTAGTAGCAGCACCACCAACATCAGTTGTAATGACCAGATTGCCACCCATAACCCGAGTTTTGTTATTTACCCAGTCCACGAGATAGAAACTGGTGCCACCGTCGATGGTGCCTACTTCATATGTGTAAGTACCTGGACCGTCAAACGTCAATACACGACTAGTAGTGTTATAGCCAGCAATATCGTATGCTTTGGTAACACTGGCTGGCATAGTAACCGTATGTGCTGAGTTTGCTACGATTATCTGAAGGACAATTCTAGCAAAACTTCCGTTCGTTGGAGCAAAACCGGTAAAGCCACTGATAGTAGTAGAACCCGCAAGGGTCATTGTTTGAAATGTGCCCGTATCAAAGTTAACGCTAACAGAACCAGATACCGCATTACCTACATTGAAGTATTTTTCTCTAATACCCTGCATTTGGGCATTGGTAATCAGATTGCCCTGTAAGTTATTGTTAAATGTGCCATTATTAAGTGGACTTGCCAAAATTACTTTGTTTTGTAAATCAGTTATTTCTTCATACGCTGATTCAAAGTTATTTTTAATATTAGTAAAATTGTCTCTAAATCCTTGACTACTATTATCCTGACCTGCGACAGGATAAGTGCCATCAATGATGTTATAATTTATTTGACTTGCCATTATGTTATTACTCCAACTTGGGGATACTTCAGATATTTATCTCCGGATCCTGGCTCTTTATATTGTTCTCTGAAATTATGTATGAAACTAACGTTTGATACCGTTACTAACGCATTTGTGTATAAGGTAATATTTGAATCACTGTTAATAGTTTTTACGGTTCCAACTTTTACATTGGTATTTACTATGATAGTATCATTTACATAAATTTCACTGCCGAATATAGTAGAACTTGATATAGATGAATAGGATACGGATGATAGAGTATTTTCTACTGGAGAATCAATAACTAAAGTTTCGGCACTAATAATTCTGATAATATCACCTAATTCTTCGCCAGTATCTGATCTATATAGTGGACGACCAGCACGTAATTCAGTATTGAAACTAGTTCCGTTACCATTAATTATGGTACTACCAACAGTTGAACTAATAGTGCCAGCACCATTAACTGTTAGTGTTAACCCAACTATAATGTTACTATTTGTATTTGCGCTAATAGTTCCTGTACCAGCAACGAAATTATTTGCTATAAATGTATTTGCTGTTTTGTTGTAACTAGTACTCATACTGTTATCCCATAGATAACGATCAATGGTAAAATCAACACGATTTAGTAAATTTATATTTTGACGAACACGATATGCTACTTCTTTACCTTTGCCGGGTATGGTATAGCATAAAATCAATGCTCTGGTAAAGCCGAGTACAGTGCCATTTTCTTGTCTACTGGTCATCCAGTCAGGTAATACTCCACGATTTGAATAACCAACGCCATTTACCATTCTAGTTTCCATATTTGGAAAACTATTTGGATAAATTGTGCTTATGTTTTGACTATTTGCCGGTAAACTAACCGCTAAATTAGGACCCAACCCCTCGTTATTAACCTGTTCATCAATTATATCTACATAAACTACTTCATATTTGGTATTAAAATTGCTATCTACTGCTATAGCAGTTTTCACTGGTCCAAATCTTAGAGTTTTCCAATAATGATTTAGAGTCATTGATTGTACATATATGCTTGCTTCTCTAGGCTTTAATCCTGCCAAGAATAAACTTCTACGTAGCGTATTTTTGCCAAACCATGGATCATTTGATCTATACAAATATGATTGTGGGAAAATATCGGTATTATCTATCAGAGATTTATAACTATCTCGTTCACTGGAATCGGGTAATATTTGAATGTATAAGTTCTCATACGGTTCTATAATAGGCGCCAATACTGTTAATGTGAAAGTTTTTGTACTATAAACAAAGTTGTTGGCATCGTATACTGCTACTGTGAAATTAAACACACGATCAAAGAAAGTATTACCGTCATCAAATGTAGTAGTACCACTGTCTAACATGAATGTATCAAATGTTGCTCTGCCAGAAATTAACCCATTATCAAGTAATTTTAGACCGGGTGGCAATGTTCCTGTACTAGTTTCTAGGCGATAATTTAAGTATCTATTACTAGGAGTTTCTGCCTCGATATATAATTCTGAAACTTGACCAGTAAAGATATTTCCTAAATCACTATCTGTTAACCACTCAACTTCGTCAGAAATTTGTCCAAGAACACGTAAACTAAATGTTTTGGGCACACTAGCATAAATTGGTAGAGTTTGCTTATACACGTAAACAGAAAACGTATAGGTGGCATTTCCTAAGGAACCACTTGGAACTAAACCCGTTATCCATCCCGAGTTGGCATTTAGTGTTAGGCCAGGCGGCAATGATCCGCTTGATATAGCATATCCAATTACGTCGTCATCAAAGTCTAGACCATTTATTTTTATATCTACTCTGGTATCTTGACGAATACGTTTTAATAATCCAGCATCGTCTAATATTACTGGTGTATGTTTTGGTGCTGATGAATCCGCTGTTATTAATGTATCAGAATCTGCTGTTAGTAAGGTACTATCCGCTGTTATACTTGATAGAGCAAACACAAATATAGTATAGATTTTTGTGTCTACGGTAATACCATTATCTGCTTTGATGGTAAATTGATAGTTTTTACTTGTACTTGTTCCAGTAAAATCAAAGAAATATTCATCAAATTGACTGTTGTCAAATCCAGTATTTGATGCCGTTTGTTCTGAAATAAATGGTCTAATATACCCAGATAGAATGCCAGTAGTTGAATTTAGTGTAATGCCTGGAGGTAATTCACCATCAATAATACTAAACGTAGAGGTAAGATATTGATTTGATTCAATAGTGTTTATATCTATATATAGGTACGAGCCGTCAATGTATGAACCTAAATTTTCTTGAACGGGTGTTATTATTTGTGGCAATATGCCTGCAATAGTAAGACTAAATGTTCTATCAGCAACTTCGAAGGCTGGACTAGTTATTCTTAACGTGAATGTACTTGTTGTTATTTTATTTGACGCTGCAGGAACACCGCCGATTGAGCCTATAGGCATACCCGCCATAGTACCATCTGATTTTATTTCCAATCCTGTTGGTAATCTGCCAGAAACTAAACTGTATACTGGCGTGCCGCCACCCACTACATAGGCATCAAAATTAAATTCATAGTATTCTTCTTCTGGTATTATACCCAGATCACCGGCGGGGGTAAGCCAAATAGGTATACTCATTTTATATATTAGCCACCTGAACAAATACGTTGCCAACGTCAGTGCTTACAGTACGTACTATCAAAAACGCAGTTGTATTTCCGGTAATTTCTACAGCGTCGGTATTGATATTTGTTCTATTTGGGTAAAAAGGCAGTACAATGGTACTTAAACTAGGGCCAGGATTGAATAACATATATGTTCGTTCTAATCCAGCAGCAATTGTAGCATTTAATGTTGCAGTAACAGTGGTACCAGCATTTATAGTAAATGCTACAGTTGATCCAATTGAATCAGTAGTATTCAACACAAATTCATACGCATCACTAACTCCATTTATAGGAGTATCTAAATTATCTCCAGATGGACTACGAACAATGTGATTAATAGATAGCAAATTAGATGAAGTTCCTGAGATATTACCAGTATACGTACCTGTAGTGCCAGAGATATTGCCAATTAATGTATTTGCGGTAATATTACCAGTAAGCGTAACGGTAGTACCTGATATGTTACCGTTGAACGTAGGCGCGGTAATAGTACCGGTAGAAGTTATTGTTCCAGATACACTTAAATTGCCACCAGATATGTTTACATTTGCGGCAGTAACATTTATATTGCCAGACTCCGATGATAATACATTGCCACTGAGAGTTTCAGCCTCCACTAGATTAAATGAAGATACATAAGTGCTAGTTATATTTGCGAATATTTCTCGCTCACTAACATTCGGCCATATAGACAAAATGTCCTGAAAATTTTCATTTACTTTAGTGAAACTGGTTCGTAGTGAATCACCAGTACCATCGTTTGGCGCAGAGCCTACATTTACGTTTGAGAATATTGCCATAGATAAAAACTCTTTTTACTTATTTATCTATGGCGAATGAAAAAAATGGCAACTAAGTTGCCATCAATATAATCTAGCGTTGACTTTATTCCAGTCTATTATTCGCCATATATTTTCTAGATATTTGGATTTATTAGAGCCATAATCCTTGGCCCAGACATGTTCCCACCAATCAATTAATAATCCAATATCGTTCTTTATTTGATGATTTGTTATTGTTTTTATATCACCATTCTTGGCCATATACACCCAGCCAGAACCTTGTATTTTCATAGCAACATCTTTGACTTCCTTTTTGAAGTCATCAAAACTGCCATACTTCTTGTTAATCAACGTTAAACTTATTCCATTGGGTTTATTACCTACTCGTGGAGGCATTAATTGTGGGAAAAATATATTATGTAGAAATGCTCCTGCCTCGTTAAATTTACGATCACCTTCTTTTTTATTGTAGCGATCAACATATCCCTTTGCTAACTCACCATAATGGTAGTCAATAGATGACTTACTCAATACGGGAGATAATCCTGTACGTGGATATGGTAATTTTTCCAATACTAGTTCTTTACCACTATTGGATTCTATCAAGTTAATGAGTTCTCTTACATTTTCAGACATGTATGTATTTATTCACGATACATAATTCTAGCCTTAGTCATATCATACGGACTCATTTCAAGTACCACATTATCGCCCGTGATAATCTTGATTTCATTTTTTCTGAGTTTACCACCAATATAGGCAGTAACTAGAAACTCACTATTTTCTAGTTTAACTCTAAACATAGCATTGCCAAGAACTTGCTCAACAACACCATTCACGCGCATACCTTCCTCTTTTGCCATTAAATTTCCTTAATTATCGCCGCATATGTGCGGCATCAATTGCTTCTTGTTCCGTAAATACGGGTTGAAGGCAACTCTTATGAACAACGGTAATACCTTTGACCATATCACCAGTATACTGTTGACTGGGTTTGCTACTAACTGCGCCAGTAATCCAACTGTTCAAACTCTTGGGACGAGTATCTGACTCACGCCGAACAACGTCGGTACGCATAGTTTGACCTGCGGGCTTACTGACTTTGGTAGTAGTTGATTTGTATTTATTTTTCAAATTTTCCCACTCACGGGCCTGTTCTTCTGCCTGACGTTTGGCCTCGGCAGACTTGTACTTGATTTTGCCCTTACGTTTGCCGGTAGTAGACAGCCAAGGACCTTCAAGATGCATGGTCATGTAAATATCTCCGCTACAACAGAATTCATAGTATATGTGAAAACATAATTTTTGTCAAACTTTGGGCAAAGGAAAGTTTACATCTACTGGATTCCAGTCAGGCCCAGACACCTTACACACGATATGATTGTCTTTTACCAAGAAAAAACTATGATCTGGAAATCTTGAACGACAATGTTCAATTAATTCCTGTAGCGTTTTTCCTTGAGCTAAGAAAGTATCGTCATGTGAATCAAACCAATATTCAATATCGCCGTGATGTTCTGACTTTATGATATGAGTTTCATCATTGATTTTTTTAATCAATTCATTTTGTTTTTCTAACTTATGTTCCATTTTAACGGTCATATACTTTTTCATTAGTAAAAAAAGACCGTACCAAAAAGCGAATTGAAGAATAAATTCTAGCATATTAGGTCCAAAGATGATTACGGATTTTAATTAGACGAATCAACATTTCAGTATCTTCGCGCTCGTATTCTGCCTCAATTTCTTGATTTTTATCAAGAGCAATTTTCCCTATATTGTTTTCTTCTTCGGATCCTGCCTCTAAATCTAACAGGTCATAGCCCTTTTCTCTACGCATATCACAGTAAGCAGACCATCCACTGGCCTTCATAGGATCTGGGCGATTTTTGTATATATTTTTCCACCAATGATACAACTCATAGATTTCAGTAGCAGAAATTGCTTGAGGTGTTGGTTTGTCATATAACGGATCAGACACATCTGTCCATTCATAATCATGCTTCAAACTCATTTGCCAACGCAGATGATCTAATCCTGCTTCTGGACAACGCCATACACGCCAACGAAACCAACCCCAACTCCAGCGTGGAGCATGATATTTCTTTCTTGCTTCCTTATCCCACGCAATATTAGCCCATGCCAGTTCTATTTCAACATAATCAACTAGTTCATTAAACAGACATGGCAGAAATCTATAGCCTACATCCTGCCAACGGCCGGGCTTAATGTCGTCCCTGTGTGCGGTTAACGCATGAGTTTTTGTGACCCATCTGTTATTGATGTAATACTTAACATCATATAGACGATCTACGGGCCACCATAAAAAATCTTGAATGCTATCTAACGCTTCTTCTGCTAGCCAGTATCTGATCTTATGTTTACTTTGGGCGGTCTTTCGCCAGATGCCCCATTCTTTACCAGTAGACGCCCCTGGCTTGGGGGTGCCTCGCAACCAATCCGCGAATTTTGTACAACTCCAGTATCTTGCTCTTTGACCCATGATTAAATTTCCCTAGATTTTACTACGAACCAACCTATTTTTTTCAAATCTTCGATGATTTCTTCCGTTACAACACCTTCATTTACGGATCCACCATTTGAACTTCCATCATCGTTGATGATTCCACTACAGTACCAATCCAAATAATCACCGCTGCCAATGATATCAGCGATTAGTCCGCCAGCATAACGCCAACTACAAGACCATGTATCATCTGTAAGAATAGGCCATACTTCATCTTTTCTAAACTGATTATTACATAGGGCAGCATATAAGTTTTGAGCATATACATTATTGCTGCGAACTTTTTCGACTAACCAATCAGTTGACATCAACTCTTTTTCTAGATCAAATTTTTGTTCATCATTCATATTGTGGAACAGATACACTGCCATTCTTGACTTCAGGAACATTTGTCCATGGACCAGGACATGTTTCTGTTACAGGAAGTACATCACCATCTGGATAAGTGTGTTCTAAACGTGTTTTTCTTTCAAGAATTCTATACTGTAGAATTCGTGAAGATCCATTATTCAGCCATCGTAGTTCTAACATTTTTCTTTTTCTTCTTTACTTCTTCAAGTGCCACTAGTGGCTTAATTTTGTCATGTGACGTAGTTATGATAGATACCCACTCACTGTTGATTTTGATTGGGAGATATAGATGAATCATCACTCGTGGCGGACTATCAACATATACTTTACTATCAATATACACTGATCCCGTAAACGGAATTCCTTCGTGATGACCATATACACGATCACCTAAAAAGTATGTAGGTTTATAAGTTACCGTGTCAAAATATTTCTTCAAGCCAGACATTCTGCCCACCTTAGATTGAATAACATTGCGGATTTTGGATCGGTAAAGATAAAACGATATGATCCCAAAATAAAATCATCAAATTGTACAGCATAGTTTTTGCTCACTACATCATTAGTCCACTCTATCATTGATTGTAGTGTATCTTCATTTACTGTACGAACTTTTATACTTATTTTTTGAGGATATTCCATACTTTTTCTTTGCCTACAATTTCTTTTTCTAGTTCTCGATATCTATCGCCAAGTTCTTTCAGTTCCGACCAACGTTCTTCTAACTCTGGGTTTACTTGAAGAATAGCCAATCTACTATTGATAGTATTTAGGGTATCCATTAAACTAACATTGCCTATTTTTATATCTGCGCCGTCGGTTAAATGCAGACCATTGCTATATGATGTCGTTGAGTCAGTGCTAAAAATATATGGAGATAAAGTAGAACTTGAAACTGAAATGTTACCAAACCCAGTGTATTGATCAGATAACGTAACATTCATTGTTTCAATTACAGCATCTAAATCATCATTTTGTATCATGTAATCTCCACTGTTTTATTAATATCCCACTCTGTCTCCTCATATCCCTCATAGCCACGTGGGTTACATACAACTCGGGTAGATCCAATCATGTAATCATATGGACTATGAACATGCCCATGAGTCCACAACTTAATACAAGGATGATCTAGAATAAACTCGGATAGATCGCTAGCATATCCTCCGTTCATATGGTGATCTTTGGCATACCTAGGATGAATAGATTGGCGAGATGGCGCATGATGAGTAACAACTACGTATTTCTTCGTAGTATCACTATCAATTACATCACCAATATATTTCAAACTGGCACGATGGCGGTCAATTGTATGTGCTGGCCTAAGTTTCGTGTATCCATGTCCGTCATGACGAATGATACGATAATCATTCATGCCATTTTGAAGAGTGTAAAGTGTAATAGGATCACCACGATTACAGTCAGTCCATAGCGTACTGCCAACGAAAGTGAACTCGCCGATTTCCTTACATTCGTTTTCTAGAAAATAAATGTTGGGAAACTTGCTACATTCTTCCCGTAGATAGTCTAGACTAGCAATCCAGTTTCCATGATAGAACTCATGGTTTCCCGCAATATAGATTACATGTGGAAATTGATCACTACAGCGCCTCAAAAAGTCACGAAATCGCAGTGCGGTTTGTTGCCTACGACCCAGATCTTCAAGATTGACACTACTATACATCCCGTAATTCATTTCAGGATGATTATGTAGATCTTCAGCGACAAGAATATCACCGCTGAGAATTAGTACATCACACCCGTCATTAATGATATTGATATCGCTAAACTCAAGGTGTAAGTCGGAAACTATTTTGATTTTCATTCTTCATTATCCATATTAAACTTGCCGCTACGCAGCATTTGATTTTCTTTCGCCCGAACACGATTTCTAAGAACCTTCTTAGTGCCGCGACTATGCTTGGCAGCATTACCCCACTCAGTAGAAAATTGACGTTCACTGAACCGTTGAGGTTGATTGGACTTGTTTGCCGACTTGCTCATGATTACCAACAGAATTAAGGAGATATGTATTCTATGTCAGACCGTATTAAAAGTCAAATTTCGTCTACGGAAATAATGTTTGAAATTTTAAAACTACGCCAGCCACTGTTTTCAGTATCCCAGACACTAATAAGTTCTGGGCTTGATTTACGTTTTGTGCCTTCTGTGACAGGCGCTGGTGGCAAAATATCTGATCGTAGTGTACAGCGAAGTGTACGCTCCGAACCGTCTACTTTGGTAAATTTTACAGAATAAGTTCCGCTCTTAAGAAGATCGCGCAGAAACTGCGAGGTCTCGGCGGTAGTGTTTTGCTTGAAATTAATCATAATTTAGATCTTTTCTCCAGGAATAAAGCCACGAAAATGTAGGAAACGAGGGAAACGCAGGCTATACGTACCGTCCTGGTTCATTGTAATAGCATCAGCACGAATTTCAACGACTTGACCAATAAGGCTAGAACGGTTAATCCAAAACAGATCACGATCACTATCGCTAAAACCACTGCCGCAATTGACGGAAATATTTTTCCCGAGATCGGATCCGGAGCAAACCAATGCGCCCAGGCGTCCGACATTTCGTCCAGTACCTTCTTCAACATCAACAATCTCCAGACTTACCTCAATAAAAGGCTTGAGTTTTAGCCAACTTACTGTACGCTTACATTCATATGGAGCATCAGTATTCTTGATCATGATACCTTCATAGCCGCCATCAATCGCAATTTGATTGATTTCACGGAATCGACGTTGACCCTCTTCAGTATCAAGATCAACCAACTCCTGTTCTAGAACTTCTACGTTCGGCGTTTCTTCTCGCCACAGATCCTTCCATGCCTGCAACTTAATACTACGTTGACATTGAGGACGATCCCATTTGCCAGCCTGAAATGCTTCAAGTGTAATGAAATCAAACAGATGAAGAACAGCATCACCCGCGTTTACGTTACTCTTGCGATGAATTTGCTTCATCAAATCCTGAAAACTGCTGCTCATGACTTCACCATCAAAGACAACAGGTTCAGTAATACCAGTAACGGTACGACGGAATTGTTCCTTGATATGTTCAAAGTTCACCAGTTCTTTGCCATTACGGCTGAATTGATCCACTCGTCCATCAGGATAAACAACAGTCAGAACACGAACACCATCCAACTTGACTTCAATCAACTTCTTACCAGAAAGTTTGGATTCGTGATTAGCACTGTCTTGAGCCAGTTGACAACTAAACACAGGAATAGTATACTGCGGCCAATGGTCTTCAACAACCTTGTTGATAGTTTTTTCGCTAACACCACAGCGTAGATCCTTAATCAGAATACGACGATACCATCCATTCCACTGTGTGTTTGTGGAATGATCCATCATATCTTCGATCAGATCACGCGCCGCATTGCCGGTAATTTCACGATTAATTAGCCGATTAACATTTGCGACAAATGAAGACCATGGATAACCACCGCCATCAGTGCCACTACGTTCAGGCACTTGTTTGATGCCGAACGTAATCATAGGATCCAGTGCCAACTTACAGCCGGCAAAGAATTCATCATTGCCAGACTGTGCTTCCGCAAGAATAATGGCTTCTTTGTTCAGACGACTGGGATGATTTTCCAGATGATTAATTACACGATAAACGTCGCTCATTTCTGTTCTCCTTGAATTTTTGTTGCGTGCTTGCAACGACCATGAAACTTAAAACCGGTACACGAACACACAAACCGACCATCGATTTTGCTAACAGTATAACTATCACCTTTGCTGCCCGCAACTGTCCAGGTAGGATGTGCGGGTTTTTCTTGCGTAGGCAACGCACCAAACGTATTAGCAACCTTGGCAAAAGTACGACCACGAGTGTCAAACCCCATGGGCTTACTAAAGATGGTAAGATTGTTAGTACCAGCACGAACATACCCAATCATCTTGCTCTTGCTATCGTTAAGCAAGTAGATATGATTGGGAACTTCGCTAGAATTCCATTTGGTGGTTTCTTGATAGAACTGCATGTGTTGTCGCATCAAATGTCTAAGATGCTAGTGTACATCATGTCCTATTTTGTGTCAAATTTTTCCTGCTAATACTATACGGCAAATATGTTCGGTTCTCTCAATATGCTCGAATGCTCTCCATGGCGAAGTGTCTACCGCAATAACTCCATGTCGGTCCATACCTACGATATTATATTTGATTTTACCCGTCACAGGATGATATCCAATATTTTTAACGCAGGCATCCGCTAATTCTTTAGTAATAGGCGGAATTAATGGTACATTAGGCGCTACACTAGTATATCTACTAAGTTCTGGAAATTCTTTAAGTAAATCTGGTAATTGAATTCCAGCATACATCGCAGCAACAGTGTATGTAGGATGAAAATGTAATATAACTCGTACTTCAGTATCAATTACATTTTGAAGTGCTAAGTGTAGTGGTAATTCACCACTGGGTTTTAGATTATGACTTACATCAGTATATGGCAAACTTTCACCAGATAATGTTACTTTTTTAAACATTTCTGGCTGTAGAGTTTGTTTTCTAATACCACTGGGCGTTACATAAAAATGATCACGATCATGCCATCGTATACTAGCATTACCATCTCTGGCAGTAATCCAATTACGACGATATGCTTCCTCGAATAATTCAGAGATAGTTTCTAACATATTATGAATTTAGTAAACGACTAACAGATGTAATTACGGCAGAAATACGTCCAATATCACGTAATTGTTCTACAGTATAACCTTCTTTCTTTAGTGTATCGTAGTGTGCCTTACTCATTGATGTTATATACCTTTGCTAAAGCCCGCGTCTGAGACGGTTAATGATGTCATATTATGACTCCTTTATATGTTATTGCCTAACAAACTTCGACACGAGGTACTCTGTTTAGGATGCTATCAGCATAGCAAAAGTATTTATACTTGTCAACAAGTAATTAAACTAATTTTGCCAAAAATTATTCTTTTGATTTACAGTTGTCGCCGTGCCAACGATTGAACATTCCAGAACTAACTGTCTTGCTACAATGTCCGCAGGTTTTTTTGATTTGGCTTGGGTGTGTTCCGTTTGCCAGTTGATTCTTTACAGACTGTCCGCCCAAAAAGTTATGACTACCTTCTGCTACTCGTTTTTGGTTAGTTTTACGAGATACTTCTCCGCCCAAAAACGGATGGGTTCCATTCTTGACTTTTACTAACTCTTTTTCACGAGCCCAATCTTTGTCCAAAAAGGTATGGTTGCCTTCTGCTATTCGTTTTAGATTTCGCTGTGATGCTTTGTCACTGTCTTGCCAGTGATGCTCGCCTGCTTCTACCAAACGCTGTTGTGTTCGCTTTTGAATCTTACCGCCCAAAAAGTTATGTGTGCCATTCTCAACTGCTTCTAATGCCGCCATTCTTGACAGGTTAGATTTTTCTTCAGGGCGCATCTTTAGTGCTCCAGAGATCAACAAACAAGCATACCAGTCTCCTTGACTGTGGTGTATGTCGTAGTGTTCTTGGATAGTGACTGCTTTTAAGTTTGACGGATCATTGTTAGTATGATCCCCGTCAATGTGATGTATTTCATAAGAGCGTCCATCAGCATCAACGGGTATCTTACCGTGGTGCTTTTGATATATGTTTCTATAAGATCTATCTCGTCTCATAGAAATATTTATCAACTATTCAGCACCTTCGCTACACTATTCATTACTGCCGCGATTCTACCTATGTCTCGTAGTTGCTCTACGGTATAGCCCATAGCCTTCAAGCCTTTGTAATGAGCAGAAATACAAAATTCGCATTTGCCAACAATACTAGCGGCCAAACTATATGCTTCAAAACGTGCTTTTGTAGTGCCGCCATGTGTGGCAATAGCATTCATTCTCAATTGTGCCGGTAGGCCCTTGAGTTGTTCATCGCCCGTCATTTCAACGTATGGATACCATACATTGTTTTGTGCCATAATACTAGCAGCGGTAATTGCGGCCTCTGCCTCTTTACGATCAGCAATTTGTGAATGTAGCCATGTCCAGAATCCGCTTCTGCCCGTAGCAAACGCTGCTGCTAGTGCTACGGCTTCAGCCTCTTCAACAGGCAGAGAACTGCGTTTAATAACGGCATCTAAATTTAGTTTTGTGTCTTTAGCATAATCAGGAATACTATTTTCCTTTAATGCGTCTACCCATTGAGTCATTATTTTCCTTTACTTTAAAAATACATCGTTAATTTGTCTGTTCACTTTGATAAATGTAGTACATTTAGGTAGTTGTTTTAGGCTAGGTGCGCCAACATAGGTACATGTACTGCGTAAACCACCTAATAAATCAAGAATAGTAGTTTCAGCGGGACCTCTGTAAGGCACTTCTACTGTTCTGCCTTCACTGCTGCGATAATTAGCAACACCACCATGATGTTTAGTCATAGCGGTATCACTACTCATGCCGTAAAACTCTACCATCTTTTTTGAAACATATTTTGGATGATATCTAACATGTGGCATAAGCAGGCTGTTATCATTATGATTACCTATGTTGATTTTATCTTGCTCAGTTGATTGATAAACGTGTTCAACTATTGTGCCACCGCCCTCATCATGACCTGCTAACATGCCACCGAGCATAACAAAATCTGCGCCGGCACCAAATGCTTTAGCCACATCGCCTGGGCAAGTACAGCCCCCATCAGCAATAATATGGGCATCGAGGCCATGCGCCGCATCAGCGCATTCAATAATCGCCGAAAGCTGCGGATAACCAACGCCAGTCTGAATCCTAGTGGTACATACCGATCCCGGCCCAATTCCAACTTTGACAATATCTGCTCCTCGTAGTATCAATTCCTGGGTCATATCAGCAGTGACCACATTACCGGCAATTATGGTAGCAGTTGGAAACGACCGTCTAATCTGTGATACATATTCTCCGAAATGTTCACTGTATCCATTAGCGATATCAATACAAATGAATTGTATGCTAGGATTGTTTTTCAATACATAATTTAGTTTGCGAAAATCAGACTCGCTGGTTCCGGAAGTAACTGCGAAATAATTCTTATCTAACGCACTTATATTAGACTTGATATCTTCTTCTTGATATGATTTCACCAAGCAGGTAAACATTCCATGCTTTTGTAATGTGATTGCCATGGCAAATGTACCTACGCCGTCCATATTACTGGCCATTATAGGTACACCTTGCCATGTTCGTCCGCTATGTTTAAACCGATATTCACGATTTAGCGACACCTCTTTGCGGCTGCTCAAGGTGCTGCGTTTTGGACGAATTAACACATCACGAAAATCAAGTTTTGTATCTTCTTCAATTCTCATGTGTGTTTATCTAGATGTTATAGAGTTTCGCCGCCTACAGTGCGGTTACAGGCACAAAGTTCACCCGTTTGTAGCGCATCTAAAACTCGTAGAGTTTCTTCTGGACTACGACCAACATTTAGGTTGTTGACGGTAACGTGTTGAATAACGTTATCTGGATCAACAATAAATGTAGCACGAAGTGCCGCGCCGGCTGGATTGAAGAATACGCCTAATTGTTCAACTAGACTTAGGTTTACAAATTCTTCACCGTCCCATGAACCACGTTGTGTATCAGCGAATTGAATATGACGGATCTTACCTAGATCGTCGTGATTACGTTGCCATGCCAGTTTACAGAACTCGTTATCAGTGCTGCCCGTTAGTAGTACAGCATCCCGATCAGCAAAATCTTGGAACAACTTGTCATAAGCAACAATTTCTGTTGGGCATACGAAAGTAAAATCCTTTGGATAAAAGACAATTACCTTCCACTTGCCAGGAAAACTGGCTGGAGTAATATCAAAAAACTGATCACTACCTGGATTAACACCAGTAACTACAAATTGTTCTAACTTATCACCTACTGTTTTCATATTTTCCTTATTGTGAAATAATTAAAATGTGTAACGAACGCTCATGGATACGCGATTGCCATTGCTGGCATTTACCCTTGATTGTCCCAGTTGATGTGACCAATCAACTACCGCACGTACACGGTCAACGATTGGCATTGATGCTTCTACGCCCGCAGTCATGGCAAGACCGTTATCACTGTTTTGATTGCTCAGATAAGCGGCGCCCAGTGTAGGAGTAATCGTCACAGGGCCAATCTTGGCAACATCGTATCCAGCAACTACACTCCAACGGTCCTGATCATTGCCAGTAACGGCGGTGCGTGAATAACCTAGCGTAAGGGAGGTTGGTCCCATGCTATGACCAAATGTTAATCCGCCATAGTTACGATTTGGGTTAGAAAAATCACGACCAGCAGTTACGCCTAGTTCTAGGGCAGAGGCTGATAGAGTTGCTAGAGATAGAGTTGCGATTGCTAAAATTTTCTTCATATTGTTCCTTATGTTTAAAGAGAAATAATTATATATGCTCCACCGCCGGAAGTAAATAAAAATGGTTGAACTGTTATGGACAAAGAAAGAATACCAAAAAATTTACGACGAATGGTCATTGAAAGAGATGGATTGCGTTGTGTGTATTGCGACGAAGATTTGGCAGGTGCCGAAGTTCATCTAGATCATGTGATACCAGAAAGTAGGGGCGGCCCAACTAATTACGAAAATCTACAGGTAACTTGTCGTAAGTGTAATCTAGCGAAAGGTATATTAAGTGAAGATGAATTTACAGATAAACTTCGTCAGAGAGCACTTAATATTTTAAGTAGATTAGGGCCTGCTCGTCGTTAACTATTCAATAATATTGCCATCAGCATCAACTTCTGACCAAGTATAATCACCTAGCCATTTTACTCTGGCGATATATTCAAGGTCATCAGTAACTAAACTATCACCAGGTCCATGGTGACACAGTATTACTTTACTCTTTCTAGAATCAAATGCTAACCAATAACATTGATCGTGATAGACTTGAAATTGATATTCAGCAGCATGTACTTGGTCGGTTATATCTAATTTGCGTTTTATTTGTGCTGCTTGTTTTTGTAGCACCAATACTAATTCCATAATGCGATTATATTCTTGTTTGGCATGTAGTCTTGCTACATTTATCATTATGTCTTTTTGCCGTTCAACAGGAACTAAATCAAATTTGGGTCCACCTGCCTCAACTGGGTACGGTGTTACATTTCTATTGAAAAAGTTTACAATATCTCCACCTGGATTAATATCGTAACTGGTACGACCTTTAGAGATATTACTGATTTCGTTTGATGTTTCAGACATTATGTGATTAATATATTAAGAAGTGTACTTATTCTGGCTCCGTGCCGTAGCATATCAACACACAGATTCCGCCCTCATCATCTGTTCGGGCTTCAGATATAAATCATGAAGTACACTTCTTAATATGTTATTTGCTATATTTCTGTAATAGATTTATGCTGGCAGGATCAGCCAATAATAATTTTAGTCCAGGGTGTAATGGAGTAGGCCAATCACCATATTCTACCCACGCATAACCCTGACTTTCCCAGTCTAATTTAGGTGTAAATTCACCGTCTACTAATGCTAAGAAATTGTAATAGACGAATCCCGAACTGTGTTTAAACACATACATAGGCAACAATTTCATCTTGCCATTGTACCCTGCTTCTTCACGGACTTCTCTGCGAGCGGCAGTTTCTGGGCTTTCATTGCCATCAATGGCACCACCCCATGTGCCCCATGTACCTGGTTGTTCTACATAATTACTACGGTGAGCAATACAAATTCTACCGGTGTCAAGGGCTTGAAATAGGCATCCAGCGCCACGACGACCCCAGAACCCAGTCTTCACTAACTGTTCACGATGATCGCTATCGTTACTAATTTCTTTGATTCTCATGGTTAGGTGTAACTATTGTATAAAAAACTTCTTATATCGTGAAGAACTTCTTCACTATAATTCTCACGCTTGGCTACTTTTAAGGCATATTCTACTATGTCACGGTCTAATCGTTCTACGCCGATTTCATCATAGAATTTTGACCAAATCAACGGATAGAAGTCTATCAATGATTTTAATAGATCGGTTTGTTCATGTAAGTAATTTAAGCCATATGAATTTCGTAGTAACCACCATATATCATTTGCTATTTCTCGTCTATCACGATCTTTCATACTCTCAACATTATCTGCTGCAACTTTTTTAAGTAATAATTTAAATTCGTCTAAAGGAACTAATTTATCAAGTGAGTTTAAATTTCCCACAATTGATGGACGAATTAAGAAAGCAGTTTTAAATTCTTCAGGTGTCGCTACTTTACGAATATTACCGAATAGTGATGCATCAGTTTTTATTAAGTCTAGCCTCATTGCCCTATCTAAACGTTTAAAATATTTTCCCGCTGAAAGTCCTTTCGCATGTAGGAAAGTAATCAGTCCTTGTATATTGTTATCATTTAGTAATTTTCTCATCAACTGCATATTTGTTGTGAAGATCTCATCACGCTCTTTACCGTGTTCTTGACGAGATTTCATCTTGGTGGGACTATATTTGTTGGCAACAGTATCAAGCAATTCTACTGCCCTGCCTGAAAAGAATACCGCTTGTGTAGGTTCACTGGGATGTATAATTTCTCTATCTGGATCAACAAATCCATCTATACCCAATCGTCTAAATATTTCGTTCCATGCTACTGTAGTTTTATTGGTATTCATTACCTCACTTAGTCTCATGGTAACATACCAAAATTTACCTCCCGGGGTGTTTACTCTCGCACTTTTGTTCGCAGCATCCATTAATGTATCAATGTATTTTGTTGCTGTATCACTATCAAGTGGCTGAGGTCTGTACTCTATTGGCAACTTGGTTAATAACGCTTTTAATTTATCACAGTACTCATTGTATTGTGCTTCAGTGAATTTCCCAATATCAATGATGTTTGCACCACTTCTAGCACGAAATATATTAGCCCAGGGTTTACCGCCTGCAAATGGTAATGCTGTCATGGCCATGGTACTTGTTGGTTCTGAATATATATTTCCAAATGGTGTAGTTTTGTATATCACATATTCAGCGGGATAAGCATATATGCCAATTGGGGTATTGTATCTACTACCCGGATTAATACCTAATTTTGGTAGATCAGTAAAACTTACAAATAAATTCTTAAATCCAGTGTTTGGTAATGGTTGGGCACTGGCTAATGCCTGTGTAATATACTGATTGACTGATACCTTTGGGTTCTGTTCAGGATTACGCCTGGCTTCAACAATTTCGTGATATCTCATTATCTATCTTTCCACTTAGTTGCTAGCCAATTGACTAAATCAAAAACAGTGTTTAATTTTTTCTGTCGCATAAATGCTATAATTTTTGTAGCATTTTCTCTATCTACCCCGCTACTTGGCTTTCGTGCGTTGCTGAAATCGTTTTCTAATTCTTGTGACTTGGCTTTAAGATAGAAAGGATTATCCCAATGATAGCGTAAACCATATTTAATGTTATTTGCTTCTTTGCTTAGTTGATTTTCTTTTTGGGCGCCGATTAACTCTAACCAGGATTCTAAAACACTTCTACGAATATAACTAGGTATATATGGTTTACGCTTTTCACTATCAATTGTTTTTAATACCCCGATATCACCTGTTTGTGTTGTATCTAATCTACGCCAGGCGCCTTCGTCAGTATAAAAATATGCAGGTATATCACGGCGTTTTGCGCCTACTAATAATTTTCTAACTAATGAAATATGTTTTGGTTCTGGTTTTTCATTTTTCAATAATACATGTACACTGGTTACTCCACCTATTGGTATAGTGGGAGTTTTACTGAATAATCTATCTTCGGCTTCATGGGCACGACCATAAGCATTTTTAGGATCACGATTCAACCAGTAATCAACTGGCTTAGCGGAATATCGTTGATTGTACCAATTACCATCCATCACAAACATGACCGCACTTCGTGGGCCAATTTTTTGGTGATAACCACCAGTTTTAGTTCTGGCAGTACTTAGAAAGTATGGATAACCAGGCGGTGCATATTGTTCTTCAACACTGCCTAGTGTACTGCTTAATTCAAATACACCATCAGTGACAATTTTTTCACCAGCAAATATATTGGTATAGTGATAAACTATGGGACTTAGGCCCTCTGTAAGTATTTCATTAATTCGCATCTAGTATTTATGTCGTTAATCGTCAAAAGTCATTTGGAATTTACGGCCACGATACATAAATGTTACTGTTTCACCCTTGCGTACAGTGACAGGAACAGTTGTACATACTTGACGCCATTCATACCTACGTTGATCTTCGCCTATGCGATTGCCAACGCCTGCTCCTACGATAGCACCGATCACCGTTGCGGCATCCCGTCCTGAGCCGTTTCCTACCTGATTGCCTATGATACCGCCCGCAACTCCACCGATAACGGTGCCAAGTGTACTATTGTTTGATTCAACTCTTTCCTGATGACATTGTTGTTGATATGTAGTTTGATATCGTGGCTGAACATGAATAACTCTGGCAAAGTCTTCATATCCAAACGCAACGGTACTAACAAATAGTAGAGATAGTGGTAATTTACGCATATTTTTACTCCTATGATTATTTATGGACTATAAAGACAAAAGGCAGAATCACCGATTCTGCCCGTTTCTTGACGAAGGTATCTAAATTATTGTTTACGCATCAGCCGATACTGTTTCGGATTCCGAGGCGATCATAGCACGTGCCTTGATGGCATCCATGCTAATCACGGTAGCAGACTTCGGCTTACGACCACGCTTCTTAGGAACACGAGGCAGTGGATTGTACTTCTCATCCGCAGCATCAATAGCAGCAGCATATTCCGGATTCTTGTACAGTTCCGTGGTCTTGAGAAAAGTTACGATCTCGGGCTTGGACATTTCCCGTGGCAGTTCAATCAGTTCAATATCGGTGTTGCCACGCTTGACCAGCATCTTCACGCGGGCTAGATCGTTAGCAAACCTGACCTTGAACTCGTTGTTCCACTTGGAAACGCCGGCAACAGTAAATACTGAATTCATATAGATTACTCCTTGGAGGATTGATTGAGAATTAGATTGTATCTGGAATTGATACTGTCGTCAAGAAACTTTAGAGATTAATAGAGAATTTTGGCAACCTTGACACGGACATTGGAACGTCCGCCGAACATTGCCTCAACCTGCCGTTCAGCCTGTTGAGAACTACCAGCCTCCACGACCATCTTGCGATCCTGTAGATCGGTACGGCTGCTGTAGCCAGCATAGGGAGAACTCAGCGGCTGAGTGATAACGTCAAACACTACTTCGAACTTCATGATAATTACCCTTTTTGGTTGAAAAATTAATCCCAATCGTGGCCAATTTCGGCACGTGGGGTATATCGACTTACTTGCGAAGCAATATAAGAACGATCCTCTTGGTCCATATAGACCTCATCCTGTAGATCACGATAGGCTTTGGCGACCAAATATTGACTAACGCCCAGCCTCCGTGCGGCATCAGCAGCCGATAGGCCACTGTCAAAACAACTTTCAATTTCAATCAAAAGGTCACTCATCTTACTCATGATAACTCCTTGTGGTGGTGAAAAACGTTGATGAAACCAGCAACTTATTTATTGCTGGCTTCGTGGTTTACAGATACGCCATCTGCTTGGGCGACAGCGGGCTACGATACTTGGGAGCCGGGTTGGTAGCCCAGGCAATCACCTGATCACGCATACTCTTGCGGAAGCCGCTACGCAGGTTAGCGGTAATCAGACGCTCAATGCCTTGCCAGGCACTGCCGACCGCTGCCTTGAGGCTTTCAACTTGAGTACGTTGAAGACCAGCGCGACGGGCAATTTCAGCCATGTGCTTACGCTCATTACGGCGCTTGAGGATCTCAGAGCGACGACGGTTGTACTCAACGTAAGCCTTGAACTCAGCACGAACTTCCGGCGTAGCATCAGCCTTAGAAGCATAGCAAGGATAAGACCAACCACGAGTGGTGGCAAAGAACACTTCCTTGCTGGTCTTGGTAACAGGATCCCACACAACCATGTACCAGTCGGAATCATCGTAGCCGTTCCGCTCGTAATCATACAAGCACAGACCATGATGGGTTTCATACAGGGTGTCACCCTGCTTGGCATCGTTCATGCCGTTAGTGCCAGGCAACGGGCAATATTCACCATCGTGAAACGTGGTACGCAGAGTGCGAACCGCGCCAGAGTAATCAAAACTGGAACCCATGTGGATGATAGCCATTTCGTTTACCTCGTTTCGTTCAGTGAATACAGTATAGCAGGTATGCCAATTACTGTCAAATTAGACCGCAGCCTTGAAGGACACACGACTCACGGCCGACGGCATGATAAAGCTGTACCCATCGCTGGTGTACCGGTAGTGGCTGCCAGCAGCAATCACTTCAGGCGCATCCAGTGCTCCAAGTGCGAACGAATACATCTCGTAACCTTCACAATACTCGTCAAGATACTCTTGGCGGATCTTGCCGTAGGTGGAGGTCATATAGGGTGCAGTGATCATGATCAACTCCGTTGTCTAACTCAGTGAATACAGTATAAGAGGTTTTGTATTATTTGTCAAATCGGGAAGTTTTGATTGGCCATACGTTTGGCTATGGATTTCTGAACTTTAAAGTTTACAGGTTGACCCATACCAGCCTCATCGTGCGTTAGCATGGCATACACTCGCAGGACGCTAGGATTTGCGCCTGATAGCGTATAAAACACACTGATATTGTGAGTTAGATGGGCGTGTTTAATGCCTGGAATTTCCAGCGACATCGGTGTGTTGGGCGTATTTCTTTTGTCCGAGGCTCCAAAAGGTTCAGTTGGATTCTCTTTTTTTGATTTTAAGAATTCAACATACTTTTCTAATACCTTAGGATTAGATCTGACATATCTACCAGCCGTTTCCTGGAATAGTGGACACTCCGAAACTACCATTCTCGGAGTATTGCCAGGAACTTGTGATTTTACTTCGCCGCGCCCTTTTGCCATGCGAGGGCACCTTCACGAAGATTTTTGATGTAGGAATCAACATCAACAGGTTCAGACCAAACATCAGCACGATGGGCTTCGACCACACGAACCAGATCCGAGGTAGCAACACCAGTATCATTGCCGCTGTCCAGCGATTCGTACAGGTGTTGGCCGCGCAGTTGGGTGATTTCGGTAATCTTCATGATGTTACATCTCTGACTTGGTATGAATCCATTATAGTGTATTTAGCATTTATCGTCAAATTTTTTCTTGATGGTATCCAGCACTGCCGTAGCGTCAGTGTACTCGGACATTTTATCCAACTTGCCCTCAACCGTGGTGAAGATTCCCTCATAGTTTGGCACTGTGACGCTAGGCGTAATGCCCAAACTCAGAGTATAGGGCAGGTTGTATACAAGGGTTGTATTCCAGAAAAATTTCTTGTCCATGATTGTCCTTTCTAGGAGAAAGGTATAATACTACAACTTTGTTTTTTTGTCAAAAAATTTGATGGGATGAATGGCAAAGTAAATTATTGCTCCGATAATAGACCCTAATCCTACGCCCACAATAATACTATTTACAAGTGTTATATCCATGGCAAGTTTATTGTTTTCCATCAATTTCTGCTGCTGCCTTGATATGTCTACGTCTCCATGTTGCAGGATCAGGATCTTTTAAAACATCTCGGGCATAGAGTACATCAATACTATTTCCATCTATTTGTGTATTATTTTGTTTACTGAATAGTGCTATACTGTCTTCGGCGTCAGATGATAATTTCACTCCGAATGTCAATATATAGTTCATAATAATCTTATATGAGATAGCAGAGCCAAAATTCCAATTACTAACTATTTCATCTATGTTTGGTTCTATTTCTGGCCAACGCTGTTTTAGTATTTTAAGAGCATAGTAACATGCGATAGAAATACTTTTAGTTAGATATGGTTCTAATTCAGGCCAACGCTCACCTCTTTTGCTTAACGCATCAATTAAATCTCTGAAATCAGCACTATATTTCACAACTGATATTCTTGGTAATTCGTTTAACAACATATTACGACCGTATTTCCATCCAGGTTCAATATCTGTCAAATATCGTAATATGTTATATATATCCTTATGCTCAATTACATACTTTCTAAGATCATGTATACTGATTTGTTTATTTTTATATCTGTCTATAACTGTTTGAAATGTATAGTATCTTAACTCTCGTCTAATCGCACTGATAGGTGTACTGTTTTCAAAACTTTTAAGTAGTCTAATTCCCGAAGTATTAAGTACAACACCTTGAGTGGGTTCATCTGGATATATGATACCATCGCCGAAATCAAGAACTGTGTTATAACCTAATACAGTGCGTAATATCCAATTCCAAATATTAGCGGCCCTAGATCCAATTACATCTCTTAGCCATTGACTAAGTTTCCAAGTCACAAACCATATATTTCCACCTGGTGATGCTACACGACCTTCTGTTAATTTTGACTGATCAAGATATTCTATAAATGCGGTAAAATCTTTAGTATCAGCACTAAACATACTACCACCTACTTTTCTTTTAAATTTATCTAATAGGCCAGGTATATTATCTAATGCTGTTTTTAGTTTTTCTAAATCGCGCTGATAATTTGCGTTTGTATAATCGTCTAAGAACAGTATTGGTTCTGGAAATTGAAATATTTGAATATATGGTGCATCATCTACAAAAGGTAATTTTCTAGGAGCATAGTGATCTTTTTTCTCTAGATAATATTCACCAGGATAGAAATATACACCATTAGGAGTATTGTATGTGCTACGAGGATTTACCCCAATCTTATTGATCATGGTCATTGAGATACCAATTTGATTGATATCTACGCCACTGTTAACCAGAAAATTGACTGCGCCTTTATGTCCAGATACTTCGCGTGGATTTTGTACTGGATTGCGACGGGCTTCTGTGGTAAATTCGTTTGCTCGCATAGTTTAGTATTTATTACTCACCTCCACCGCCATCACCTGAACCTTCACCAGTGCCGTAGTATCCACCGTAATATGCCGGACCATAGAAATAACGATTGGTTTTCTTCTTTGTAGATTTACGCGACTTTTTGCGTTCATCCAATTCTATTTGTTCGTTATTCTTTTTACGACCTTGGCAATGTGCTCGTTGGCTGAATCCTTTAGGATTCTTACAGTTTATACTCTTTTTATACTTTTCACTCCAGGCTTCCGCCACACCTTGTTGAGATTCGCTCAAGTCATCCTTCTTATAAGTAATACTCCAATTATCGTCACCGTAAATTACGACACCTTCGTAGTCATCGCTGTAATCAATATAAAGTTTACGCTTTACTCCGTCTGGGCAAGTAACACCTTTTTCTAGTCTACGTTCAACTTTTTCTTGAGACTGAATATCGCTATCTAAATCTCCGCTAGACACATCACCATTTAGCCACTGTGCGGCTAAGGTTTTTAGTATATCGTCTCCACCACCTCCGCTGTCGGTAGCAAATTCGTTCAATGTATCTTCCGCCACACCTTGCTGTTTGTTTACGAATTCTGACGCTCGCATAATTTACCACGCCCTTGGTTTAATTTTTACTTCGCCCACTAACCGTAAACTATCAGTACGATACCAGGCAGTACTTTCTACATCCCACAGCCCCATTAACTTGTTATCCTGTCTACTACGAAAAGATCCTGACAATCTAGCAGGATAACGAATGGCATCTATGTATTTACTCAATTCTTCCCAGGGATATGTACTTAATCTATCCCAACTATCTAACTTATATTCACGGTTGAATAACTTAGCAATTTTTATAGCAGCAGCATCACTGCCCAAATTCAATATCTTAGCGCCTGGCTGTATTTGATACAGTGATCCTTTAGGTGACACCCATCGTGGCATATTGTAATAACACCATTCTACCCATTCACTGGTATATCCTACATCTCCGCCACGATTGATCGCAGTACTAGTCCATAACTTGGCATTGGGTTTAATATCTTCGCCTAACGCGGTACGGTCTAATTTTGGCATATACAATTGAAGACGATGCGTTTTACTAGCAGCCATCTTATTACCAGTTTGAGTGGCAACATCAATCAATGCCTGTAATTCAGGTGATATACTTTCATCTTCAACTATAAATTCTTTAGAGATCATTCGGGTCAGCCTTTATGTATTGTAGGAAGTTCTGATGTCTATCCTTTAACCCAAACAATTTTGGATTTATTTTCTTGGTCACCGCAGTGGTATTAGTAAAGTCATTGACTTCTGGTTTAACTCTACTATTCCAATACCATACGGCAATCTTTGCTGCGATATCAGGATCTGCTGCTAGATCAGGTTGTGCTTCTAGAGGTAATCCCAATGCTTTGCCTGCTATACGATAATTATATCGTCCGGTTAGTTGTATGTATCCACGGCCACGATATTTGACACCATCACCGGGCTTTACATTGCCTAACAATTTAGCAGTTGTAGGAGCATATTTACGCTCATAACGGTTGAAATACTTTTTACCACCATGCTCTATCATTCTAGCATAGTCCATGGTTTCATGCGCGGTTTGTGCTAAGAATTGGGCTAACTCTGTACCTGCTAATCCAGCCTGTTGAGCAAATGCCATCAACTTTTTTTCTAATGGATTATCAGTAATGGGTTCAATTTTTTGTTGAACTTTTGCCACTTGAGGTTTCTGTTTAGACGCTACTGGGGCCGCTATAGGTTTCACTGTACCAGATGCCTGAGTTTGACTGGCAACAGTGGGCGGTGGATTCATGAACTGTGATACTTTGTCTTTGACTGCCATTCCACCAACTGCTCCGGCGCCCATAGCAGCAGCAAAACCCAAATTGGCTAACTGTTGCTTGAACCCTTCCGCTAATTCATCTTCTGGAATTATCTTACTGTATTCACCTTTGTTTAAGTAAAGTTCATTTTCTAATCTATACTCTAAACTGTTTAATTCATTCCAACGATCTGATACAGTACTTATATACTTACGGGCAAGTTCTGGATTGGTTTTTTGTAACTGTTCCAACTTGTAATTCATTTGCGCTAGTTTGGATTTTATGCCGGCAAGTTTTTGTTTCTTCTTGATGATTTCTGGATTAGGACGACGAATATAGTCTATACTACCACGTAGTTTTGAACCAGCAGGTGTAGTGATACCCCAATCTATTTCTTCATCTGGGCTTAATTCCTGCAATGCTTTTAACATTTGACGAGCAATACGGCTTCTTCTAAATTCAGGAGCAACATAGATCATATGTATTGAAGGACGATCCCGATATATGGAATAGTTTAAGTAACCTACCTGTTGTTCTGGGGTTTTTGCTATTAGCGTACCTTTATATCCGTCACGGAAACTATCTTCAACATTGTTGACGATTTCTAGTCCACTGATATCTTCATCCATAATCTCATATGATCGCATACTTGTCCTATCTTATTCTTTTGTGAAATCATTGGCATCAGAATATGTCCCGATATTGCCATAGACCGATTTTAATTGTTTGCCACTAAAAATTGCCCAAACTTCATAATTCTTTTCAAAAAAAATAATACCATCATATCCCAACTTTTTTAATGATTTTACGAAGTAATCTCCGTCTTCGTCATCTAATAATTCCCATGTATGTTGAACATTGTAAATCCATCTTGGATTAACTCCTACTGATATTAATTCATTTTCTTGTTGTTCAGATAGGCCAGTACGCAAATCGAAAGGATTTGTTACCTTAGCATATACTGTAATGATGTTTGCTCCGCTCTTTTCCAGATCACTGTATTCATGAGCAAATTTTAAATTTGGTGTTAAAAATATAGCCGCTCTGGATACCTCTACATTGCCTAAAATACCATAATTATTATATGTTTTTAGGTGTGCTTTGAATTCCTGAAAATCACTATTAGTGCCATGAAAAAATACCAATGGTCTATTTTTAGAATCTACCGCAACACTGTTATTAAACCATTTCCAAAAATTCTCCAAACTTTGCTTTACACTAGATATTATTCTACCTCTACTGTTAATATTAGGTAATCTATATGTTTTTTTAGTGCCCTTAGATGATGTAGTTTTATTTATTGGAATGGTACTTCTTTTTGTCGCAAATGTATCAGGAAATAAATCATCTTGAGTTTCCAATATTTGATGTTTATTTTTCATGAATTCGTTAGAGAGCATACTTGTCCTTACATTACATAAACTTGGCCAACACTGTTGCCTAAAACATCATTGAACATTAATTCCATATCACGGGCTAACATTTCACTTATCTGTCTACGCTCAGTTTCATCACGGAATTCGGGTTTTATGTTCAAGTATTTACTCGGGTTACCAAATACTTTACGACCATAACCTAAGTTAGTTGGTAGTGGATTTAGTGTGATAGTACCAGTGCCTAAGTATTGTGCGAATAGTTCGTACATGAATTCATATGGGCGACGAATTTGTCCTGTACGACTACTACGTTGTGTGCCAATGGCATTGAATAGTGCATTGTATTCTGGTGTTAAATTGTAATTAGGTTGATCTGCTTTACGAAAATCAAAAACACTACCAACTTTACCATAATATTCATCTAACAAGCGATTGACGGTAGAGAAGAATAGTTTTTCAGTTTCCTGCCACGCACTCCATTTATCCCGTCTTGCTCCTGCCTGTATAGCATGTCCAAAACGATGTGCCATAATCCACGGAGTCATCATGACTTTTGCGTCGCCACGATTGCTGACATAAACTACCGTGATAGCATCATCATGATTATCTAGTATTTTTTTAGCATCCTCTTCGCCAAATACTTTAACAATCTGATCAGGTGTCATGGGACCATATTCTTGATATTGACCTAACCCTGGCTTATTAGCAAAAAATAAACGGAAATCGTATGGAGTTTGTTCAAAGAATTTAGCGGCTTTTAATTCACTTTTGGGATGTGGTACTAATCGTTTATCTACACCGCGGAATGATCCTGGCTTACTGAAGTCACCTAATGTCTTGTAACTGGCCAATGCCATTTCATCTACGGTGTCTTCTGCCACATCTTTTTCTATACGATGATTTCTACCACCTATCAGATCTTGAATAATTTTTATTGCTTCTTCTTCGCTGCCGGCACGCACTGTTCTCGTCTTGGTGTATAAGGGCTTTTCTCTATTGGTGAAATACATGTCATAAGTGACGCGGTATTTCTGTTCGGTGTCTTCCGCCACAGATTGTTGTAGTGCGCCTTCCTTGTTCCCAGCGATAATGGCTGCAATCTTTGGAATGTTTGCCAGTGTGAATTCAACCCATTTTTTACCATCTAACTCTTGACTGTTGTATCCAGTTAATAATTTGCCATCATGCGCTTTATAATACTTACCCACATGCATCATACCCTGAATACCTACGCCGCGCTTTTGTCTATCGTAAGCAAGTCTGGGATCATCATAGGCATATAACTGACTTGGTCCATATTCCGTTGGGTCTATTGGTATAAATCGTGCTTTAACTTGTTTTGGTTGTTGACTCATCTGTAATGTAAAGTTATCTTTTAACAGGTAAGCAATACCTTTAATGAAAACTTGCCAGGGAATGTATTTAGAATTGCCGTCACCATCGTCACGGCGATCAGACGATGGAGAAAATTCATTCAATGAGCCCTCCGCTACACCTTGCTTGGTTTGAATTCGTTCTTGAACTTGTTTAACATCTTTTACTGTGCCATATAATGGTTTAGCATCTGAGTTACCCATAAATTTGTTAAAAAATTCTTTAGGGTTAAAGGGACCCTTAACACTGTAATCACCTTTAGACAATGTAAAATCTCTAGCCATATCTTCAATACTTCTAATACCCTTTACGTCAACTTGCCCTTCACCTGGGATATTAACAAATACATGTGTTATTTCATATGGAAATGATTTAGACCATGATTCACCTTGGTTATTTGACAAAATATAAATTTGTGAACCTAAATTATTTAATGATAACGCGACTGCGAAAATGCCGCATCCTTCGTTCATATAATAATCTGTATCTAATTTACTATCTGTTTCTTTAGCCACACCTTCTTCCCAAACATTACCACCTTCTCCGCGATTTTTATCCCAAAACCTTTTACCCATACTAGTCTGATCACCGCGAATAATACGAAATCCCTGTGGCAAACTCTTTACCCAATCATACATCTTCTTAGCGATACCGCGACCTCTATACTCCTCATCTACCGCAAGATCATCTGGAAATAATGTTCTTCCATCACGGTTGAATATCACATACCCAACCTGTTTGCCATCAACTATGGCTCGTACATCAACATTAGCGCCATCAATACTATAATCTAGTGTTAGATCTTCGTAATTGGTTCTGGCTTCTACTAAGTTTGTTTTTGTGATTATTTCTTTTGCTCTCATTTTAAGTCCTTAAATACCCCAGTCATATACCCAAAATGGGTCAGTAATCACAGGATTACCGTCACTGTCTATCATGAAATTACCATCATGTAAATCTAATTTATAACCATTATACTTTGCTAGTTGATACAAATTGAATATAGTTTTGTACATTTTGGTTAATCCTTCACGGCCTAAATGTATGATTAATGTTTCTAGTCCATGTCTTACCCGATTACCTGTCTCAATCTCATCTTCTAATGACTTTATATATCTATTTACTGGAACATTATTTTTCACATTACTTGTCATATTGGCTAGTAAAAAATTCCAACCTTCAGCACCTTTATTAAATTTAGATAATCTTTCCATTCTTATTTCAAGATATGGATTTTTTAACTCACCAAATTCAAACAGTTTGTAATCATATATCTCGGGCAAAAATTCATTAGTTGGATCTCTCTTTATAGCATCATAAAAAGTTTTAAAACTTTTGTGTTTGGCTGTCAATTTACCACTGTATCCGCCCTTGGGAGTGGTACCATATATCTTTAATACAGTATTACCATCAGGCTCTAGAAAAGCCATTTGATCAACACCTTTGCCCAAATATTTGTATCCTTTGTCAAGAAAAAACTGTTTGATACCTGGATCAAAATGGGCTTCAGTAATTATTTCTTCTGCTCGCATATTATCCTATCCATGACGCTACTAAGGTGACAAAATCATCCACATCGTCAATGTCTTGTTTATGGTAGATTTTTACACCAGAAGCATATAGTTCTTTGGCTATTCTATCTTTTAGTTTTATCTCTTTGGTCTTAACAGGGAATACAAATGGCACATGATCATTAAATTGCATCCTGCTGTAGTCTACAAGTGGTTGCGCTCCTAACTTTTTGATTTTTCGTTGATTGTCTTTAATTT